CCGAAGAAGAAGCTAACCCCAATATGGCCAGTTAATTATTATTCAATCTACTAGTGTGTTGTTTGCTGTTTGTATCACAGAAATGATACGTTTTCACAATGTAAATTGCGTCTACCAGTTCCGCCACCTCTCCATATTCTGTTTTATACGGCGTTCTGATTATTTGTGTGTTTCATCTCACAATCTCTTCGCTTAGGGCAAATTAACATTCCGTGTCCTCGGCTTTCACACCTAGCCGCGAATCATTAAGTCTCTGGTTACTTTTGCTTTGAGACACCGTATGAGTTGCGTGGGATGGAATCGAACCATCATCTCTTCGTTACCATCGAAAAAAGAATTATTGCTGTCCGTGTCACATGAAGCATGACAACCGCTCATAATGTTCTCTCCGTTGAACTACCACGCAAGATTGCGGAGACAGGATTTGAACCTGTGACCTCCGGGGCATGAACCCGGCAAGCTACCACTGCTCCACTCCGCCATAATGGTTCTTCGCCCCACAAGAACCTCCGAGTTTTCTGCTATGTCGTATTTCTCGCATAATCACTCTTAACCGTCACACAGCCGACATCCTGAACGGTGGACTTGATTAAATATTTCCGTACACTCACTATGGTTTGCTGTGATACACCCTAACCACCGGGTATGCCAATAGGAACTATCTTTCGGGTAATCTCTCTAACCCCAACTGGTTTAGCGTCCGAAGTCAGGACGGCTTTGGAGTAATGGGATTTGCACCCACTATGGAACTATGCTACTGTTAGCCACACCTTTCGCTGTTGGTACTCGGTACAATAGTTATGATTTTCAGTAGTTTATTGGGGCGGTAGGATTACGGCTGTTTCTGTGGCTTGTCCTCGCACCTACCTCTCGCCTACCCCATTCCTTTACTATGATTATCCGTCTACCTATTCCGGCAACTCCAAATTCTGAGACCTCCTCCACCGGTGGAATACGGCCTCATAGCGGTGCATATAGGAATCGAACCTATACGGCATTTCTGCCGGATGGCTTAGCAAGCCACTCCGCTACCATTACGGCAATGCACCATAACGGCTCTATTGGGAATCGAACCCAAATTTTCCGATAGACAGTCTGGCGTAATAACCTTTATACCATAGAGCCATATAAACGCCGTGTTAGGGGTTTGAACCCCAGAGACTTTTACATCCAGACGGTTTTCAAGACCGCACCCTCGACCAACCGGACACACGGCAGAGTAGTTTTCCCTTGGTAACGTACAAGTCGGAGCTCCTCTATCCGCCGGTCGTAAACGCCCTTTCGTAACCTTTTTATGGAGTGCTTTGAAAGAGTAAGTCAAGTGTCTCCAACTGGCAAGGTGGGGATCGAACCCACGACATTCTGATTAACAGTCAGACGCTCTACCACTGAGCTACAAGCCATTATTGGAGTAACAGGACTCGAACCTGCGCTAACCAACATCCGTAGTGTTGTGCTCTATCCATCTGAGCTATACCCCAATGCAGTCCGGCGGCAGCTTGGATGGTTGCCACTACCGAACCGATGCAACGTGTAAGACAGTTGCCAACAAAGGTATTTCATTTTTTAATGTGGTTCTCGGACCTTACACCCCTCCACATGGTTCTCATAATCCACCGACTACATACTCAAAGAACCTCTGGCGAGTCCAACTCTTTATCGCCTTACCTCGGATGTACGTTGTTATCGCAGTTCTCCGCCTCTACTACATTCCTCTGCGCCTGACTAAGCATGACGGCTCGATTGGTTACGGCTCACGCACATCTATAATCAGGTCTTTCTCGGAAGTTTCCACCGCCGCTTAAATCGCTGTAACGCTCGTGCACTCTAAGCAGTAAATTTTCCGCACCGGAGTTTTTCTTAAAAACTCTTGGTAATGAAAAAGCACTTGGTGATCACCGGAACCTCGCCACCGCCAATTTCTTTCCTGTTAAAGCCGGACTAAGAAAATCAGTTAAGAAATCCGCTCGTCCTACGGTGGGGAGTTGAACCCCACTTTCCCCGGCATGGTGTCCGTGGCATTTCCAGTTATGCTATCGTAGGCACCGTTGCAACAGTGGTCTTTAGCGTGACTTACGCAAGCTCTCCAATTTTAAGTCCTGTCGGCTTTCCCAGACTACTCACATAAGCCTCTCAGTGAGCATTGCAATCTCCCTATTTAATGATTGCTTACCACGGCTTTCGCCAATACTTTTCAGCCGGAACACTAAACCAACTATAAACAGTCAGCGTTATTCTCAGTTGAAATGTTCGATGGGAGAATCGAACTCCCGTCCCCACCGTGAAAAGGTGGTATCTTGACCGCTTGACTAATCGAACAGAGGAGCGTTCCTTTTTGCCGAAAGGCAATTAACCGCACAAGCGTAAACGGGTTCCTGATATTGATTTTTTCTTGCAAGATTACTTTCTCGGCTCATTACACCGAAATGGGCGAAAGAGGAATTGAACCTCCAATGTTTACCACGAGGGAACGGATTTACAGTCCGCCGCAACACCACCAATCGTTGCCGTTCGCCCTGAATTTTCTTTGTATCGCCAAGAACATTAGGAAAGAAGCGGTGGGAATCTTAATCGCTAGAGCTACACCCACAGGTGGAATCGAACCACCACACTACACCAAGTTCGCTCCGATCATTTAGCTATTCACTTCATCTTTCAGTGCTTTACCGGCTTTGAACTTAGGTGCTTTGCAAGCCGGAATGGAAATCTCTTTACCGTTCTGTGGATTCTTGCCAACTCTGGCAGCACGCTCAGTCACTTCAAATGTTCCGAAACCGACCAACTGCACTTTTCCACCTTTGCCAAGTTCTCCGCCGACAACTTCCACAAATGCGTTGAGCGCCTTTTCAGCATCACTCTTAGAAAGTCCGGCTTCATCAGCCATAGCCTGTACTAATTCAGCTTTGTTCATTACTTCTTGCCTCCTTTCTTGTGGTCTGCATATATGGAATATGCGATTGCAATTATTACTTCTGTGATTATCGTTGCGGCAACACCGCACCAAAATTCAGGAATATACATCTTTTTGCATCCTCTCTTGTCTGCTACCTCTGGTAGCCGTCACGGTCATGCGGTAGTCATACCGTTTCTGCACTGCACCGCCGCACTCAGCCGCCTTACTTCCTCCGGTGTATCTCGGCGTAGCTTCACTGCCATGGCCATATTTATAGTTTCGTGCCGGATTGCCATGCGTGGACCATCAGGGACTTGAACCCCGGACCATCCGGTTATGAGCCGGACGCTCTAACCAACTGAGCTAATGGTCCATACCTCACACTGGGGAGATTCTATGTGAGGTTTCGGAGGATTATCATAAGTGGGAACCCTCCGATGTAGGATTGCTGTCGGGGAACAGTAATCCTGAGTGGGAAGTGTTGGTGTCGAACCAACTCCTATGGATTTTCAGTCCATCGCTTCTACCGAGTTAGCTTACTTCCCATATTACGGCACTGTTGCTGTGCCGTAATGGTTAGGAGAAACTTTAATGCCAAATACCTTGTGTTCACTCCGCTTAACTTATATCCGTGTCACTTGGTATGGTCGTAGTATAGTATACTAAACATTCTTTGTCAAGTGGAATAAACAATATTTTCAAAAAAATTTGTTTTTCTGTGTGTAGTCGGCTTTACAACCGTTTTTCTGAACATCAGAAATCAACTTGCTTACGGGGATTTTGAGAAAATTTGCTATATCGTATATCTTGTCGATTGACGGATAACTTTTGCATTGTTCCCAATCACTCACTGTATTCTGCGCCACATGAACGCCCGCTGCAAGTTCGTGTTGTGTAATTCCACTATTCGTTCTTTCTTTTTTTAAGTTGGTGGCGAAACTATATTGTCCCATGCTATCCCTTTCTATATTCCTAAGTCGCTTCTCTTTACTACCTGTCCCTCTCCGCCAAGAAGAGCATCTACAAACTGGGCGAACATTGCCAGAGTGTCCGGCGCATCATCATGTTTATTCTTTCCGAGCTGTGTATAACTGCAAAGGAATGACATCATCACACCGTAATCACTCTTAGGCTCATATTCTGTAATATCCTTGAATATGACGTGTTCCTTAACCCATGAAGAATTGACGATGATCTTGGTCTCTTTGTTCTGAGTAGTGTATTTCTTCGTGATATGGCATCTGCCGCCTTTTGCTTTGACAAGTCTCTCAACTTCATTTGCGGTTCTGCTACCCTCTTTGTTGCTCTCGAACTGTGCCTGCTGTACATGATGCTTAACAAGCATATCTGAGTTGAGTTCGTCCAAGGTCCCAGGGTCGATGTTCTTGAATACCAGATCTTCCAGATAGTATCTGTCTCCATACTGATAGAAAACTCCGAGGAAGTTGTAGTCTGTACCGGTGTCCTTGGTATCGCAGATTGCCAATATAGAATCCGGTTCTCTGTCCGGCAGTCCTCCGATATATCTCTGTAATTCTGTTGGATGATACAGAATACCCTCTCTCTCAATCGGATCGCTCTTATACAGGCAGCGATATGAAACATCATCCATCGACATTTCCATATCGTGGAAGTATTTCTCATCAAATCCAACATCGTAATCGTAATCAAAGTTGCTTTTTCCGGTCTGAGGATCAATATCTGGAACAGCAATGAACTCTGCCCTCGGATTGCCCTCATACATTCTTTCAAGCCGGCCAATAACATCATGCACACTCCATCGGGTTGCAATGTGGATCTCTTTTGCTTTCTTCTTTTTACGAGATTTAAGGTCTGTGGTGTACTCTCCGTACAACTTATCCAGACGATCAATAGACAGAGCCTCTTCGATACCGGAAACCAAATCATCCACATACAGAAATCCCTCACAACGGGTAACACCGGTAAGGGAACCTCTGATTGGTCTGCAGGTCAGTGTCTTAAACGGCTGCCATCTTCCAAGATTTATTGTCTCTTCTTTTGCGTTGTTTCCCTCAAATACAATGTCCGGGAACACATCGCTCCAACAATATTCATTACTGGTAATTATGTTGAGAACGGCATCATAGAACATTCTCGTCATAAATCCAGAATGGGAGGACATAAGGTTTGGTGTGTTTGGGTAATGCCCCATTACAAACGATATGAAAAACTCTCCCAGTGTGGTCTTGCCGGTGCCAGGAGGCATTGATATTGATAGAATATCCAACTCATCATCAATAAGCCTCTGCATCTTCTGTACAAGCCAATAAATCTTATTTCTTCGTGGCTGATAGTATCTGTCCTCTGGATCTCTGTTCTTTTCCACATAAAGCAGATAAGAGTCAAAATCCTTATGTTCCTGCGCCAAGAACAAAAGAGCCTTATTGTACAAATTGTAATATTTAATATCTCCTGTCGCACACAGTCTCAGTGCAAGGAATCTGACCTTATTCGCTAATTTCCGCGAAAGTTCTTTATCTTCCCGGATAACCTCATTTGCCATTCCGAGTAAGGACAGAAGATTGTCATAGTCACTCAGATCGCTTTTCAGAAGCCTTACGATAATCTCTTTATTCGATAGTTCGTGTTGAGCCATGAAAATTCATCCTTTCTCACGGCTCTACACGGCTCTGTATTTTTACTTCGGTCTTATTACATCAACTCTTGCCCTGACAACGATTCCGCAGTTCTTAAAATCTGGTTCTGTGTCGAATACGAGTATTCCGTCTTGTGCAAGTTTCATACCCATTTCTTGTGCCATTTTCCTATGGACAAAACCTGCTATATCCTCTCGACCTGCTTGGAATATATCAAGGTGTTTGCATACCTGGTACGTCTCTATCGGTCTGAAAGTGTAGGTGTTTTGAAATTCAACGGACGGTTCCGGCATTGGCATTGATTGATCTTGTAACTTTCTCTGTGGTCTTTTCCGCCAATGTGGCTTATTGTTTCTCTTTCTCTGTCTCATCATTGGTTTTACCATCTTTCTTCTGTTGTCTATCTCTTACACTCTTACTGCAAACACTCAAGATAACCATATTCAGATGATCGTTCTGCTTTCTGAGCTGTGTGTTCTGTTCTAAGAGCAGTTCATTCATCTGTGTGATTTCCTTTTTCACATCGTTGTTGGACTTTGCATCTTTCCAACTCACAAAGATATAAATTCCCAGTACCACAAACCATATAACTGCAAAAATCAAATCTTTCATCTCTATTCCTCCGGCATATAATATAATCCATTGTCATAAAACTTCACGTCAGGCTCTCTGTCCGCACTTTTCAGCAGAATCACATTTCCGTTTGCAAAGTTTTTCATTGCGTCCGGCGGCAACTCTGCATTTTTCAACATCATGTATGGGGAAAATAGGGTTTGCAGCATTTCATTGTAGACCTGATCTGTTCTTTCTTCCGTTCCGTACTTACCAATTACGGTATCGTCTGCAAAGATTTGTTTCCCATGCAATGAAATTTCTTTCACATTTTCCATGTTGATTGTCGTATTTCTATCCTGATTTACTATAAACATTACTCATCCTCCAACCATCTGTTATCCAAATAGCAGAATCCGTATACCGCCGCCCCTATAAAGACAATCCATAGCATCCAGAATCCGACTATCATCGCCGTACTGCTGCTTACCATGTAACCCACAGCACTATCTAACGTATCAGTCTGAATGAACGTGCTGCCATTGCTTATCGTGTTATCTTTCAGTTCTGTATAAATGACACCATCGTAGGCAGTGTCTATGACATAATACTTATATCGCACACGGCTTGATTTCTTCTGTGTGTCTATATGATAGTCTCCCGGCATGGATATTGTGCCGTATGGAAATTCAACGCCAAGAAATGATACCTTTTCGCTATGTTTTTCCCAACTGTCGTAATAATCCCACGAATAGTAAGTTTCCGTTGTGTAATATGTGTGGGATTTTCCATTTATCGTTGTCGTATGGGCTACCTGTCTGGTGTGTTGGTTGTAATGTTCCTCTCTGACTTCTATGTAGGCATATTCGCCATCAATATCAGAGTCAGTAACCGGATCTACAACCGACAGAGTTCCTTTTACAAACGCATTGCCTACATTGGTTCTCATTCCATACTGGAACTGTTCTGCGTCATTATCGATCTTAATTGCCTGATAATATTCCTCATTTTTGTTGTCGCATGAGGAAGAAATCTTTTCGCTGATGAAAAATCCACCCGTGAGCATGACAAGGATAATGACGATGCTAAACATGAGTTCTCGCACCGTCAAATCCCAACCACTGCCGGAGTAGATTATCGTACTCCATTTTCTCATAGGCTTATTCTCCAAACAGATTGCTTACCGGCTGCCTGTCCTCTGTGTTGTATTCCAGATATGAATAATTGATAACCTCATATCCCATCATTCCTAAGATCTGCTTATGAGGGAACTTACGCACATATTTCTTGTATGCCCGGACTTCATTGTTATAGGACTGTCTGTACTGTGCAATCAGATTTTCAGTCGTAGCCAATTCATTCATAAGCTCTTTATAATTTTCATTCGATTTCAGTTCCGGGTACTGCTCCGCAACCGCAGCAATGGAAGTTGTGACATTCTCAATATCCACACTGCCATTGTTCCTTGCGTCAACAACTGCCAAAAGTGTATCTGCCTCATGCTTATCATATTCTTTTACGCAGTCTGCCAGATTGTAGATGAGATCGGCTCTACGTTTCTCCTGCGTCTGCACATCGGAGTCTGCCGTAAGGACCTGTTCCTCTAACGAAATGGCTCTGTTGTTCGTTGTTACGAAAATTCCTGAAATCAGTAATACAAATGCGGCTACAATGCCGACAATAATCCATGTTCCTTTATTTTTCATTGTTCTTGTCCTCCATCTTTAGCATAAATTTGTTTTCTGCCAGAACTATCCCTCCGGGAACTTCCGTAAAGATCGGTTCTGTTCCGTTGTAAATCTGAAATTCAATGTCGTTCCGGCAAATGGCATCTCCGCCCTCTACCGGAATTGCCGCCAGGACTTCTCTCGTCCTGGTCTTATAAACTACCACCGTTGTCATAACGCACCTCACATGAAATAGTTGTAGTCCACACCATATTTTGCCATGATAAGACTCTTTGCCATTTCTTCCAACTTCTGGTGTTCGGTCGCATCCAGATACACGCCCTCATAGGTTCCGCCCTGGCATCCCATCCAATCGTACTTGCAATGTAAAAGTTCATGCACAAGGTCCTTTTCCTGACAATGTTTGAACAATGTATTGTTCTCTTTGTAAGATTCATCGCTGAGCAACTGGATATTCGCTTGACTGGATTCAAAAACGAATGTGTTATATCCGGCAGCGTCAATTACCTCTTCTCCATCAGGGTTCATAATCTTATCCTCAACGTGTGCCAGTATCAACCACCCATCAAGGAATAATCTGTGTTGCCACTCTCTTAGACACTCTTCTAACTGTTCCTGATTTTTGAATACATCTATCGGTTTTCCTTTTTCTTCTCTTTTCTCAAGAGTTCCACAAGTGTTGTTCTCAAAAGCCGCACCGTCCGCAACTGAAAAACACCATTTGTCTCCATATCTACGGCCACACACATAGTCCCCTATCTTTACCGGTATTTTGCATCCGCATTGATTTCCTATGTTGGTAATCAGAACCAGTCCACCTTTTACGGTGCTATGATCTATGAAAAAGTTTTCTCCGCTAGCGGTCATGTAATCGTCAATTTTCTTGCCACAAGTAAGCAGATCGAACATTTCACGCTGATTTTCCCCTGTCCACATCATGGTTTTTACTTCATCCGGGGACTGCGGTTTCAAGTTCAAATTATCCATCATTCGCTCTCCTTTACTTTCTTGGCAGATTTTACCTTGATTTTCTTTCTACCGAACTGCTGATATACCAGAGCAGACGCATGAACACTGTCCGTGCTGCATACGGTAACAGTTCTGCGGATTGGTTTTCTCTCAATGGTTTCAAACACTACTTTGTACCACCGTTGTTTCATTAGTTCTGCCCTCCTGTATTCTCCCGTATATTCTTTCGCACTTTTCGGCGTGTTCACATCTGATTGTGGTTAATGCCCTTTGGGTATGATCCGCCAATACAGTAATATCAACCTTATCAACGTCAGCCTCAAAATCAGGGCAGAAAGCACAATAATCTTTCACTCTGAGTTCCATTCCATTATCCATGACATCCCACCGCCTTTAACATACTGATTTTCTCTACCAGAACATCAACCGTTGCGTTGAGTTTGCTGTTCTTAATGCAAACTTCCTGATAGCCCTCATATAACTTTCCACCGTTCAGCATTTCAGTCTGTTCCTTGACTGTGGCATCCAACTCTGCATTGAAACTTTCAAGCTGTTCAATCTGTTTCCTCAGATCATCATTCTCTTTTTCTGCTTGCATATTTCTTTCTGCCAGAGATTTCTTGTTTGCTTTCAGTTTTTCGACCTCACTCGTAAGTTCTCCGAGTTTCTTTATCATTTCCTGCTCAGACATGGTTCCTTTTTCCTCCCTGTTTTACCCCCCCCACGGAGAAAAAGTCCTCGTATATCGCTTTGATAACTTCCGCATCGTAGAGTGCATTGTGTTTTTGACCTTTCGGCAAATCAATTCCTCTGTTTGTAAGGAGCTGTTCTCTCGAAATGTCAAAAGCTGCCTTTTCTGAAATATCAAGCATCGTTGCAATGTCCTGATTGATGTCGTGACAAGCCGGTGTAATAAACTCAGGCAACTTCATAGCGTTTCCTGCCAATAAGTCAATCAGTAACACCATATCGTAATGCGAGACATCTGAAACGAATACCGCAGCATAATCACTGTCAAAATTAGCGTCCATTTCAAGCCATTCCATAAGTTCGCAACAAACATCTGCCTTACTGCCGATTACAGTCGTTGTTTTATTGTCGGCTGCCAGACTTTCTTCTAACTCCGCATTGCCACTCAAAACCAAATGATCGAGAACATTCTTCTCAATCCATTCATCACACATACCCTCATCATAGTCCGTCAACTCTGCATAGAACCTATCTCCTGTGTCTGAGACAATTCCTATGCTGATAAGAGTTGTGTCCTTACGCAGACCAGTAAACTCTGTGTCAAAAAAATAGATTCTCATGTGGTTTCCTCCGTTTCTTCCGGTGCGGCTGCAAAATTCGCTCTTAGATTTGATGTGAACAACGACTGATAGACCATTGCATAACTGTAAATCTCTCTATCCAATATCTCATCCTTTATTGCATCCGTGACCGAACTCTGCATGATTGCCGTAGGAATCTTTGATTTTTCATTCTCATAGGCTTTAATCAACACATCTCCATCATAGCCTTTTGCCAATTCTCTTAATGTCATATCTACTTCTCCGCTTTCTGTGCCTTTTTGGCTTTCTTGGCAGCCTTTTCTTCCTCTGCCATCTCAGGAATGAATTTACGGAAGATGTTGTTGTAATTTCCGTTGTTACCGGCCCACTTCTTAACAATAGCCATAGCCAGTCCTGCCTCTTTGGAGTAGGTATCGCACTTTCTAGGTTTGCGAATGATTACTTCTTTGCCGTCTACGATCTTCTTTTTGGTTTCCACATTATCCATGCAGTTTACGACCGTCTTTGTTCCGTCAGACCAAAACACGATTGTGGCAGGATTCTGGAACAGGACTTTCTCAATACCGTATGCTCCAATAGGTTTGTCCTCAACCATTGCTTCTACACACAGTTTGTCCCAACGATACGGGCTACCACATACATGATTGATCTTTCCAACGTAAGTCGTGCCGTCCTCGCACTCGATAGTTACTTTCTTAAATTTTTTGTCTGCTAAACTTCTATCCATATTGTCCTCCTTAATACCTAACTGATTAAAAATGTCTCCAAACAATGTTTCTCCCGGAATAGCGCATGATGCTATTACCTGATCTCTTAATAATCCGATTGTGGCGTTTTGACATTTCTGTGAAAAATCCTCTGTGATACTCGTAACCGGTATATCATCAAAATCCGGCCATGGTTCTCCGAGGCAACGTGCTCTTTCGATGCTCACTCTCCGCCACTGTTCTTCCGATGATGCTGTTGCCGTTACCTGCCTTGCGTTTTCCCACCATCGGTTTTCGGTAAATGCCGAGTGTTGCATCACTCTGTCAAATGTTTGTAATGGTGGTATCAGCCGTTCTTTCGGTAATCCAAAGCGTTCAAAACCCTGCATGGCAAACGCTATCGGATCGGGTAAATGTGCCGCTTCTGGCGGCCTCCACGGTTTCTTTTCTTTCTCTTCCATTGGTGTCCTCCTTGTGATTTATTATCAAGGGTGGTATGCCCTTAATCTCATGTTGAAATTGTTCTCGATTTTCGCCACAACGCAGTCCTTTTTCAGTATGCACTTGGCACATTTTTCGAGATTCCTGTAAGGTTCTCTGCCAAAACACGGTTGAAACAGTTTGTTTATGGCAGATTTCTTCATTTTCACTTCAAAAGGTATTTCAAATCCCTCTTTCAGATGAGAAATATCCGGCATATCATACTCTTCATCCAGTGTAGGCTCGGATATTTCCTTAATTTCCGCAAGCGGTATGGGATCTCCGAGCCGTTCATCCATGATAAAGAGCTGTGGTTTGGTCTCATTTTCCATACATACCCCCCCTACGCCTCTATCAGTGTGAATACACGCCTATATACATCCTTGTCCGGCAGAAGCGACAGCCTATTCAGTGTTGTACCTCCAAGATACACGTTAAATGTGCAATCCCCTATGGTTAATGTTCCTATGCTGCCCGGATCGTTCAGATCCACTTGTACGCTATTGTGCTTGTTTAATATCGCCCGTATGGTCTTGCACACTTCCTCATTTTCTTTTTCTGATGCAAGGCAATCAAAACACGGATTTTTATTCTTTGATGATCTCATAATATTCGCCCTCGCACTCTTTCGGAGCCATAGTTCCCCATCCGTCAGCCTTTCTCAGCTCATAATGGGTTCCTCTGTCGATGGCAAAGAGTTCTTCGCCCTTATCAATAGTCATTTCCATATTCTTCTCAATGTCATTTACGACAATATCCTGTAAGAAACGTGCTATCATGCCTCTTTCTCCTTTATCACTTCGGCAAACGCCGGATTCTCATGCAGCTTTTCAGTAGACCATCCCATGTGATGATACAGTTTTTCCATAAATTCAAGGCACTCTGCCTTGTCATATGTCAGTAGGAAACACAGTAATTGTTCTCTGTTATACATCACTGATGGTCCGACTCCCATTTTAATGTAATCATAATCTGGGTAACGTACCTGAAACTCATTCGGTGCTGCTGCCAGTATCTCAAATTTCACTGCCGATCCGTGTGGTTCCCTTATGCAATGCCTGAATGGTATCATGTTCTATCCCTCACTCTCTTTTCCCACCGTTCGTGTTTGCGTGCCATCTGTTCCTCATCTACGGTCAATGAAAGTTCTCCGGCACACTGTACGACATCCGTGTACTCTTCTCTGATATTTGCAATAGCATCTTTCTCTGTTACAGGTGTCGGATTCTCTTTTCGTATGATCCTTGCCATTTTGAGTGCTGCCTTTGCAAGTTCGGTACATTCCTCTGCAAGCTGTTCCAACATTGCAGCTTCGCCAATTTCTTCAATAATTTTCATTATCTCTCCCTCTTTGTGATAACTTTAAGTCTATCCAGTGGATATGTCTCCACTTTGCCATCTTCCAGAACGACAACCGCTTTTGTGCCAAGCAGGCTCGTGATTGTATCTATCCATGTTCCTTTTCTATTCTCACAGTGAGTACAATCTGGTATCTCATTGCACATATCAGCAATATCGTTACAGAATTTGCACTCTGCATAGCTTCTTGTGATTTCTACCGGTCTATCCATGCCCTACACCTCATACTAATAATTGCTCAATGCTTATTTCTCCGCATTTCTTACACCCACATTTGCATACATCACACTTAAATCCGCCGTAATCATGTACCGTCCAGAGGACTTCCAGTACTTCCCACTCATGCTTGCACGGAAGAAAATACGATACCAAAATCTTGTCGAATAACCTTTTATACCACGGTTCCTTGTGCCAAGACCTCTTTTTATTTTCCGGGGAATTTTTGGAATTGCTGTTTTCATTGCTCATCCGGTTTTACCTCCTATGAGGCGTAAGCCTCCGCCGATTTTTATTTTTCGCCTGTTATCGTTTCTACGTGCAGACGTGACGGCATCCTCATTATGAGGTCATTACACATTTGATTCAGACGATGGTTTTCATCCGCAAGCGTATTTACCATGAGGTACAATCCCTCTTCTCTGGTAAGTTCTCCACACTCTATCATCTGCCATACTCGGAATACCGTTGCATTGTTTCTGATATGCGTTTCAGAGATTCCTACGGTGTATGCCTCTGTCATGCAGTCCGGTTGAACTTCCGCAGTGTGTCCTCTTTCCATTTGTCCCATGCGGTCTGTTTCTTCTCTCTGCATACTTCCGCCTCTCTCTGCTTATTCTGTGTTGCTGTTTCTTTGTTCTGTTCCATATTTCTCTCTTTCTATGCCGGTAGGCATCCGCCGATTTTGGATTTTGTGGTTTTGTAAAGTCCTCACTTTCCTTTTGTTATTCGGATGCCGTGTTTATACTTACATTGTAAATTGGGTGGTTTACGGTAATAGGGTTCTTTGCCATTTTACGATTGGGGTGGTTTTGGGCTTTTTAATTTTTGGGGAACTCAGAGTGGTGAGCTGCCCCTGATCCGCTCCGCTCTACACCCCCGCCCCAGGGTTCAAGCTGCCGGACCTGTCCCCGGATCGCCACACCAGAACCGCCGGAAACGTGCCGGAGTTCGTAAAAGTAAAAGAAAACGAACCGCAAAACCGCATAAATGCTATATATCTATATCTCCGTCCGTGTCTGCCGGATCTTTTCCGCTCATTTCCACCGGTAAACGCTGCGCAATCTCTGCCGCTGTTGGTAGTTCTGCCGCCTGTTTTCCAACGTTTAGATCTATCTTTTGCGCCGCCTGTGCATATCCGTGGTTGTTGTTCATATCCGTAGCGAATACGATCGGCGGGATCTTGCCAGCAAAGGCGAGTTGTTTCTTAAATGCTGCTATACTTGTTTTCAGTCTTTTTATTGTGTCAGAATACGCACCCGGGCGGGCTGTTTCCCAATTATTAAGTGTTTCCCTAGAAATCCCGGCAAAACTGCAAAAGCCCTCTACATCAGGCACCAAGCGCACACCCTCCGCCGCTCTATCCTTAATATATAAAATGTACTTTTCCGCTACCTCTGTAAATTCTTCTACGGTTTCCAACTTCCTAGGCCGTCCCCCTTTGTTCTGTACCTCTCCGCCCTCCGGCGTTTCCCCTGTCTGTAAGAATCCAGTTAAAAAGGCATCACATAAAGCCGCCGTTGTTTCTGCGTCCGTGGGTTCGTAGTCGCGCCCCTCCTTAAAACGTTTATAGCTCTGCTTTCTCACGCCTTGCGCGTCTCTCTGTGCCGTTTCTTTCTTCTCTGTTGCCATCTCTGCGCCCTCCTTTCCTCTGTGCCCTCTGTGGCGGTCCTACGTTGTCGCACGGGCAAAATAAAAAGGACACTGGGAGAAGCTTTCTTGCGCTTCTCTCTGTGCCCTACGTTCTACTTTTTCGGCTATCCTTATTTATTTATATGTGGATCTGTTCCGCCCTCCGGCGGCTCTGTTATTTCTATCTCAATACCGCAACCAATGGCGGCGGCGTATTTCTCCATATCGTCAAGCGTGAATTTATCGGCGTTTAGTCTCTGGTTTACATTCTGCCGGGACACGCCCAGACGATCCGCCACCTCTTGCACCGATACCCCGCGCCGTTTCATCATAACGCGCATTTTTTCGCCAAAACTCAACCGCACCGGCTCCGCCCTCCTTTCTATTCTATACCCCTATAATATAAAGGAATCCGCGCCGCCTGTCAAGTCTGCTGTTTACATGGTAAACACTGCGCCGGGGTTTTCTTGCACTTTGTAAAGTGTACAATTTACACAATAAACCGCCCTTATTTTGTTTAGTCGGCTATACACATTTCACAAACTGCAATAATTTGTAAATTTACCGCTTGACTTTGTAAAGAATAGGCTTTACAATACAGACATAAAGAACGAACCGCAACGGACAACAACGAACCGCCGGACGTTCAACAGAATAAACGAGCGCAGGCAATGGCGCACGGTGTACCCCAAAAGAACAACGCACCGCAGACCGGACCAAGGGAACCAACCCGGACCAAGGCAACGGCGGCGCGGCACTTATTAAGACGAGACCGAAACACACGCCCCACCGCCTCCGGCTTGTATCTCCTGTGAGGGCTGCCCCTGTGGTAATGAGTGCATATATCAGGCAAAAGGAAAATTGTAAACCTGTGCTAGGGTGTACCAATTCACACCGCACATATAAAAAAGATAATTAAGTTATTGGAAGTATGAAAGCACTTTGAAACTTTCAGAACCGCACGAGATCGGGAAAGCGGTATAAAACCGGCCCGGCATCGAGTGAAAGCAGTTAGCACTCTAACAATGATTAACGCCCCCAACGCTCCCAGGGGAAAGCGGGAACCGCTCCGGAACTATTGAACCGGGGCGATGGCTGGAACGAGTTGACCGTATACACGCAGCATAAAAGGGAATGGCCCGGGCGAACCCCCGAAAAGCCGCCGTCTGCAAGTCTGACGCAAACGACTATTGAACCAAATAAAAAAGGGCGATCCGCTACACCTACCAAGCGACACGGACCGCCGCCACCCCTCCGGGGCTTGTCTCCTATTATAACAGGCTTTCCCGGATGGAACAACAGAAAAGAGAGGGAAAGACCATGACAGCAGAAAAAATTATTGATTCTTTAAAATTCACATTTGAAGAGGCAGACGAACAAAAGGACCTTTTTACACCGTCCCACGTTCTCTATAAATGCCGCATTATCAACCCGGCAAACAACCGCCGTTATACTTTTGATTATCAGTGCAACCCATCCGCAACCCATGAGCCGGAGAAAAAAGACTGTTTATATTGTCTTTTGTCTGATTCCTCTTGTGTAGAGAGTTGCACAGATGAAGCCGACTTTTTAACAGAATTTGGATATATTGACGGCGGAGCGGATCAGATTAGAAAAGGCTTGAAAGCGTTTAAGGCTTGCCAGAGAACAAAGAAAGCTATTGAAAGGCTTTTCACGGATGACGAGATCGAAGCTCTGCAGGCACATTTTGAAAACTACTAAACCGATAGAAACGAGGCGCGCGCCCTCCGGGGCGCTCCCTCTCAAAATATAGGAGATCAACACCATGAGAAAAGAATACGCAAGTTATAACCGTTACGGATATAGAAATTTAACTATTATTATTGATACAGACAAAAAGCACGTTGCATTATATCACGGATGCACGGCACCGATCAGCAAGCCGGACAAGAAAACAAGTTCTAAATTTATCCGGGAACAATTCGAGACATTGACCGCCGCCGGATTCACAAGCGAAGTATTTTAGAAAGGGGGTTATATTATGAATGAATCTATTAAAAATCTTTTATCATTGAATAATAAGGCTTTACAGTTTGCGCATGATGTAGACGGATTCGACTTTGAAAAACCTTACTTTATTGCAGAATCGGCGGACCGTTTCACAGTAAACACCGTTAAAAAGGCAGTAGCCGAAGCGATGAACCCGGCAAAATGTAAAATTGTTTTGTTTGTCGTTCCTGGTGTGCATTGTTATAAATCCGGTTTATATTATGCAATATTAAGCAGCGGAAAATTTGACGGGACGCGCCGCGAGGGTGCGAAGTATTGGAACTATCGCACCACTACCGGAGAATTTGACATTGATCATTGCTATGGTGTCGGAGACTTTGAAGAGCTGCGCAAGAAACAGACTGAAAGCATTTTTATAATTGCCCAAGATAAATGCTATATAAAAGAACCAGAAACAAAAATATTTAATGTTTCCCGGCGGTATACTCTGGACGATGCCAGAAAGAGCACGGACGGACGCGGAAACGATTATATAAAATCCTTAGTATTGACCGCCACGGATGGCAGCGGCGCACGTTTCACATATGAACCATACAACACATTTTACGGAAATGAAAAACGATCCGCGGATATTGCGGACCATATCGACAAAAGCGGCTACTTGTTACGCCCTCACCGCTTCGCATTGATGGAGAGAGCAGAAACATTGAGACGGACCAGAAAACAGGCAGAGGCAGACAACGCCGACTATACAAATGAGATAGCCGAACTGCAGAAACGCATTGACGCAACTAGAATTTTATTATCTAACGCCGTTTTGAATTGTCAGGACGCAACCGCGGCGCGTGGCGTGTCTAACAAGATGAATTATTTTTCTTATGCTCTTTCTTACTTTGAGACATTCAAAGAAAAAATAAACAGCAAGCGTTATGCAAGTATTGAGCGCATCAATTCAGATATTGAAGATATAAAAGATAAGTTGGATCATTGCGCAGAGTAAGGAGGACGGCGGCGGATCAGCCGCCCCGGCTCCGCCGGATATATTGAGCGATCGGAGGCTTTAGGATGGTTTATAAATATCTGAACCGCTCCGCAGTATTGGAACATCTGCAAGAGGGGCAAACCGTAAATATTGATGAGTACATAGAGAAAATGCAGTTTTTCAAGAAATACGGAAACTGTCAGGGGATCTATATAACAGACAGCCGCTATATTGAGTATGCAGAAATCGGCTTGCACTATTATAAGTTTGATACATTGATAAAGTTTTTTGAAAATTTCAAGCATGAGAACGGCACGAAAAAAGCATTGATAACCTTTAGCAAAAACCATTGTTTACAATGCGAGCCGGTAAGAGATTAAGGAGGTTTATATCATGGGATGGGATTATACACACGCAACACACTACACCAGAACCGGAGCTATTGACAAAAAGGCAGAAATTGACGAGCTTTACACCTGGCAGAACGACACGAAAAAATATGAGGTTGTCCGCTCTTGCATGGTCGGGGCTACATATTACGCCGCAGTAAAAGCAACCGTATTGAGCACCGGAGAGGTTGAGACATTCGCCGCCGTTGCATTGACGCACACAAACAACCGGGATTATTTCAACTTTGGAGTTAAGACGATGGAGGAAAGCATGGGACCTTGTGAAGATCATTGCCCGGCTTCGATTCTCTCTCTTCTCTCCCCTACTGATTCAGAATATGCCAATAACTGGCGTGAGAGATGCAGAAAGAACATTGAAGCAAAGAAAGATCCGCACGCATTGAAAAATTTACCTGTCGGCGCAGTGATCCGCTTTACTCTCCACACCGGGGAAAGCATCGAACTATTGAAACACGCCGCGGCGTATCAGTTCAAACGCCCTTTCTGGTTCTGCCAATCATCCGGCCGTTATATGCCAGCAACCAGGATCCCGGCAAATTATGAAGTAGTCACAGCATAACATATTGAGTTTAGGAGGATAAGAAACCATGAATAATACAGCATTGAGAATCGAGAACGGTATGAGCAGTTTTGAGTTACTGCAGGCCAAGGTGTCAAGCCTTGAAGCAACAGAAAAGCGCATGAGCATTGAAGAGGATCGCCGCATGGCTGCCATTGATGCAATGGATCGCACCTATAACAACCCATCCACACCGCGCCGCACACGCTTTGAGCTTTCTATTGAGCTTCCTATTCAGCGTGAGGCGTTGAAAAATTACCACAATGAGCGCAGCCGTGTATCTGCCGAGCTTCGAGGATTGAGAACGGCTATTGACCTGATTCTAACCGTTTCCAACTACGGCGGAGAGGTTACACCCGGAAACCGCCGATTGATTGAGAGTATTTTAATCTAATCCGTTACATTGTAACGATATGTAACACGTTGTAATATGGAGGTAACACAAAATGTTAGAAATGTCATTCTATAAAGGTACCTTGGACAGAGCCAAGGCAAGGGAAGTTGTTGAGGCATCCGAAAAGCCTTTGATGTTCCGATATGGCTTCGCTTTTAGGGGCGCAGAGAAAAGACCTATAACCAAAGAAAAAGCATTGAGTATTATTGATGATTCCGGCAACTATCTGGATATAACAGAAGCCGACAATGAGATCCTTTTGAATACTTTTTCAAGTAATGATATGTGGTAGGAGGTATGAACGTGGTAGTTATTTCATTGACAGATAGAGAACAGACATTATTGAGTGACAGTGTATTGACGATGATAGAGAACGCAGGGCAGGCGCAACGCCTTGTATGTGACACTGAATCGCAGAAAGCTATTGACATACACATCAAAGAATTACAGGCATTAAACAGGAAGTTGTGTACTACCGGCATCCGGTAAAGAAAGGATTGAGAACCATGAGAAAGAAAAGCGTATTTATTAACTGTATGGAGGCATTGACCGCAAACAGAAAACACAGCGAGGCCCGCACACTTCTCAATGCAGGACTGAAAGAGTCCGCAGAGAGACAGACCGCTGCCACCGCTCCGGCGTATGAACTTACAAAGCCGTATATCTTCCCTGCCGTTGATGGCAATATGACTTATCACACCTCATGGGGATCTCATGGAGTAAAGAACGAAGCCGAAACCATATTGAGTGTATTGAACTCTTTCCGCCTCCGCTCCACCCTTGCAAAAATCAATCAAGGACCACGCCTTACACAGTATGTTATTGAACCGGCTCCAGGAACTCAGGTGCAAGCCATTTTGAGACATGAAAAGGAATTTCAGGCAGCTTTACATTGCAACGCCTCTTTGAGATTTGATAATGGCTATGTGTATATTGAGGTTCCGACCGGTACAGAAACCGTGTTCCTGGGCGATATGCTCATTGATAATGAGTATCAGTCCTCCAGTGGTTTCACAATGGCGATCGGCATGGCGGTTGACGGTTCCAAGCATTACATTGATATTGCCAAGGCTTGCCATATCCTCATTTCTGGTATGACCGGATCTGGTAAATCAATCGTTCTGCATAACCTCATCTTGTCTCTATTGATGAAAAAGAATCCGGCACAGATGCACTTATATATCATTGACCCAAAAGCAACAGAGTTTGAGTATTACAAGAACCTTGCAGCGTGTACGGTTGTATCTGAGGTAAATGGTGCGGTTGAACTATTGAAGAACCTTTGTATTGAGATGGATCGCCGCTACTCCATTCTTGCCTCTACCGGCTGCCGTGACATTGACAGCTATAATACAAAGTTCGCAGATGCTCCTATGAGGCGTGACATAGTTTTCATTGATGAGTTATCCGACCTTATGAGCATGGGTGGAAAATCCGTTGAGGGACATATTGTAAGAATTGCACAGAAAGCCCGTGCCTGTGGCATCCACCTTGTAATCGCTACACAGTACCCGGTTGCAAAGGTTGTTACTGGATTGATTAAGGCAAATATGCCTACAAAGATCTGTCTCCGTGTTGGTACAGTCACAAACTCTATGGTCGCATTGGATATGGCCGGCGGCGAAAAGCTCATGGGTCATGGCGATATGCTTTTCCTCCCTAACGGTTCTCTTTCCCCGGTAAGGTTGCAAGGTGGGTTTGTATCTGAGACGGCAATCAACAATGTCGTTGCCGGTTTGATGAAAAATCAGTAAGTAGGAGGATGGTTAGAATGGCAGGAAAGACAACAACAGCTTGTACGCATGAACAGTACGAGACTATCATAAAAACTTTATATGAGGGCATTGGAGACTGCATACAGCCTAATCCCCGGATTGCTACGATCCTCGTTATTGAGGCGAATGTAGGATTGCGTATTGGAGACACGCTCTCCCTCCGGCGTTCCTCTTTCATCAAGACACCATCCGGCCACGCTTTCAATATCGTTGAGCATAAGACCGGAAAGGTTCGCCGTTTCAAAGTCCAGGAACAGGTCTACAACTTCCTCCTTGAATATGCGGACTCTGAGGGCATTGAGGGCGATGATCTGATATTCCCTATCGGTGTCCGGGCAGTGCAAAAGCATCTGAAAAAGGTTTGCGACTGGCTCGGTCCTGAATATGAGGATATATCCACCCATTCGTTCCGTAAATACTTCGGAACAGAGATTTACTACAAGAATGGAAAGGACATTGAACTGGTCCGCCGCCTGTATCAGCACAGTTCCGCCGCCGTTACGGCTCGTTACTTGGGTGTTACGGACGAAAAGATTGAACAGGCATTAGATTCCCACGTTGATATTATTTACCGCCCCAAATGAGGCGCATATATAGTAATGGTTCCTTATAAGATTTGTCTATTTGAGTGTCGTGTAACAGGTTTCTGGCAGTTTTTAATGTGAAAACTGCTGCCGGTATGAGGGTTGATAACGGCATACACCATCCCTTTGTTGGTTGACAGATTTTCCGGCTTTAATGCGAAACCGGATAAGGATAGTGGGATCTCCTGACATTCGCGTATCTCCGGCGGAGCGCACGATGCCGCTTGATAAGAACGTGTCCAAATAGACAAATGCTATAAGGAACCATTGAAGAAATGGAGGTCTTAGGCATGATTGATATTACAAACTGCAATAAAATCATAGTCGATACCATCGGGAAAACAGAGAAGATCATTGAATGGTATCAGCAAAATAAAGATTGGTTGGATGCCGAAGAGTTCCGCATCCCCATCCCCTCCGCATTGGTTGAGCTGCCGGAGGAAGATATTAAATTCTATTATGAGCAGGAGGGTGTATTCGTCAGGCTGCATCTGTATATGGGTGGCGTGTATGTCTGCAATTATCGGTATGATCCGAAAACTCAGGAAATCGAAAACATTGTCTTTCCTGCCGGATTAAGTAAAGAGAAACGAAAGGTTGCCCGGATGGTTCTTGCCGCCGACAGAACGCCGTACAAGGAGGCATTGAAGTTCCACTCCCTCATGTGTTTTGCAACGCATTACCGCAACTGCATTGAGACCAAGGAACAGAAAGAGAAACACATTTCTCATAAGCAGCGAAAAAGCCTGCGCCGTTCCGGCGGTGCTACACCATTGATAACCACATACCACATTGATAGCAGACCTATTCCTGCAGACGGTACAAAAAGGCATTACACAAAGCCTACCGAACAGGTAAGTGTGAGGGGATTTTACCGAACTACCAAGACGGGCAAACGTGTATGGGTTCGACCTTTCACAAAATACAACGGAAATTCTGAAAATAACAAAACATACAAAGTATAGGAGGATCACTATGAGTAATTTGAAAGTTTATGCGAAAACCATCGAAGATGAGGCTTTGGAACAGATTAACACTCTTCTGTCTCAGGATGCCTTTAAGGACTGTAAGGTTCGTATCATGCCGGATGTTCACGCTGGAAAGGGATGTGTCATTGGTTTTACTGCGGATCTCGGTAACAAAGTAATTCCGAACATCGTTGGCGTGGATATTGGATGCGGTATGCTCTGCGTAAGCATCGGACATGGGAAAATTGACTTTGAGAAATTGGATAATGTGATTCGCACCTATGTTCCGAGTGGAAGAAATGTGCATGACGGCCGGCAGATCCGTTTTGATGAATTGCAGAATCTTCACTGCTACCGTGAATTGAGAGATACTAAGCGTATTGAGCGTTCTATCGGCACTCTCGGCGGTGGTAATCATTTCATCGAGGTTGATGTTGCGGAGGACGGTTATAAGTATCTGATTATCCATACCGGCAGCCGCAATCTTGGGAAACAGGTGGCGGACTACTACCAGAACCTTGCCTATGAGCTTATGTGTGGCAAGGATGATTTATATGATCATCAGGAAAAGCTCATTGCCGACTACAAAGCCGCCGGAAGAAAATCTGAAATTGAATCCGCAATCAAGGAGCTACACCGGAACTTCCGTGCTGTCACTCCGAAGTTGCCGAAAGACCTCTGTTATTTAGAGGGCAAGTATCGTGAACAGTATCTCCATGATATGAGGATATGTCAGAAGTTTGCCTACATGAACCGTGTTATGATTGCTCAGATTATATACGATCATATGGGATGGGGAGTCGGCGTGGAAATACCGGATTATTTTGAGTGCATCCACAATTATATCGACCACGACTCCAACATCGTCCGTAAAGGTGCTATCTCTGCCAAGTACGGAGAAAAGGTTCTTATCCCTATCAATATGCGTGATGGATGTATTCTCGGAACTGGCAAGGGAAATGAGGATTGGAACTGTTCTGCACCGCATGGATCCGGACGAATTATGTCTCGGATGAAAGCAAAGGAGACTCTAAACATGAGTGATTATTCAAGTTCTATGGATGGCATCTACACTACTTCCGTGTCGGAGGAAACCATAGATGAAGCACCGATGGCATATAAGCCTATTGATGAGATTGTAGAATGTATTGGAGAAACTGTGGATATTCTTGCCATTCTGAAACCAGTGTATAACTTCAAGGCAAGCGAATAATGTGGCATTGATAGACGCATTGATGTATAATGGACTAAACATTTATATAGGGAGGATATGTCTATGAAGATGAGATATTTTGCCGTACTGCTGCTATCCGCTGTTCTTTTGACTGGTTGTGGCGGCGGTACATCTACCAAAAATGGCACTACTGCGGTCACGACTACGACAGAAAGTAAAGACAAAACAGACCTTGTGGATCTGATGAGTACGCAGGATTATTCCTGCACCGTGGATGATTCTTTTATGTATTACGTTATGTATGTAACAAACAATTCAGATAAGGTTGTGAGTATTGATCTGAATGTGACTGCATTGGATTCTTCCGGCAGCATGGTTGGTTCTTCCAGCGATGGAACAAAAGCGGTTGCTCCGGGTCAGACAGCCGGTATATGGACCACATTTGATGAATGGGATAAGATTGATAGTTTCGATTACACACTGTCCGTATCAGAGGAAAAGGAATACTCTCCGGTCTATTCTGACTTATCCATTGACTACAATACTACCGACAGCGGCATTGTTGCATCCGTGACAAACAACGGAACTTCCGCCGCAGATTATGTGTGGATGGATGTGGTGTACCTTAAAGATGGGAAGATGGTTAATTTTAGTGAATTATCTTTTATGGATGATAACCAGGAATTGCAGCCCGGTACAACTCTTTCTCAGGAGGGCACTTGCTACTCTGATTCCGGTTTTGATGATGTAGTGATTGCCATAAATGGCAGGAAATGATTTAAGGCAGAGGTTTATTTCTCTGCCTTTTCTATGAGTTCCCATGCCTTTTCATCGCCAAATTCTTTTCTTACGGCTTTCCATAATCTGAGGTACTTCTTGGATTCTCTGTCCCTTTCAGTCCTTGCCTTGTCAATCTGGCTTCTTAGGCGGCTTATATACTGCTCGTCCTCAGTCTGAATCAGCTTGTCTGAGTCGCGGTACAGTGACCGGATCATACTTTCTTTGAGCATTTCCACCCACGGCGTAGATACCTCTGTACTGCGCCCATTGATTGAACGGCGTGTTTTATATTCCCTACCGGATAAGTCTTGCTTCTTGGCTCTCTTGGCGCAGTAATCGCCAATATACACACCAACCCAATCTGGGATCTCTTCTTTGACCTGATTGTAAAGTTCTCTGGTAAGCACATAATAGTTGTAGTGACCTACGAACGATTTAACTGCTGCACTATGGAAATCTGCCTTTGATACCTTGACCTCATAGCATCGGAAAATGCCCTTTGTGTCGTATGTCATGTAGTCCACACGCTCCTTGCCGCCATATCCTATTGTTACCTCATAGCAACCGAATGTTCCCATTTTGTATGTGGCTCTTCTGATTGCCTTTTCCAATGCTACGGTTTCTGCGGTTTTCATTTCAGATCCTCGATTGAGAACACCAGACCTACGCAATAGACCTCTCCATCTTCCCAAATATCAAATCTCTCACAAGGAATTTCTGTCTCATACGTCCATGTTGCCGGAAGTCCGTCTCGGTTCATTCCATCGCACCATCTGGCATCTATCCAGTTGGCACGTTCTTCTCCCTCCTGGTCCACTCCATCCTTATCGAAATAAACTCTTCCGCCATCAAAACAACCTCCCTCATCGCAGATTGCTCCATTGAACTCCATCAAATCATCTGATGCACCCGTCACAATGACGAGACCGCTCTGTTTTGCCTCTTCCAGTACATCATCGAAACTATCTCCGTATGCTCGTCCATAGAGCTTATTTGCCAGTTCTCTTGCTTCCATATTGTCCTCCTTTAATCTGTGTATACAACGATTTCCTGTCCCTCCATTCTGTACCCAAAGCAAAGGTTTCCACCATCCGCTATTATGGCACATTCATGGTCTGACAGATTGTTTGCGTTTCCGATAATTTGATAGCGTTTGCAGGCATATCCGCTGTCTCCGCTCATTATCACGGTTTTCTCTGCTAGGATCTTCTCTTTCTGTTCATCTGCCATAGACTCCCACTCATATCCAAATACCACTATCGCCTTATCCTTTATCTTCTCATATTCCTCATACCACGTTTTTATCATCAGCTACTCCTTATAGCAAATTCCATTGTTACCGTTAAATCTCATATACGGATTGATTAAAGGACTTCTGAAAATGTCAATCTCTCTGCCATCGTGCATGAATTTGAAAGAGATACTGTTATATGATCCTTTTATCCCTACCAACTCCACACTCGTATTGCTCTGCCCCATCATAATATCCTCTACATCATATTCAGTTCCGATTTCCAATCCGTCCTCTTCTCTGATGGCTACTGCCTTGATTGGTATGTGATTCTGTACACGCATGGCTTACTCCTTTCTCTCATATTTGCATTTTGGAAAATGAGTTCCAACATCAAGGAACATATCGAGAATGATCTTTCCTGTTTCTCCACAGAAATTTATATGTCCTGCGTCTGTCTGCTTTACAATCAGCTTTTTGCAGTTAAGACAGCAATCCTTTTCGTTACGTTCCTCAAATATTTGTAGTGGTGTCTTTTTCATCCTTAATCCCTTTCTCTCTGAAATGCTCCATGATTTTGCAGATTGTGGCATCTCCGACACCTTTGATTTTTGAGATTTCTTTCAGAAAATCATTGACCGTCATTCCGGTAGCCGATTTCTTTCCCTGATTAAATCCCTCACTTCTGGCTTTTTCCACTCTGTCATTGACATACTGCACCAACTGTTCATCGGTCATTTTGCGAATTTTGACCGCTTTTTCATGTACCTTATCTTCATTTACTGTTCTGCGGCAGCTTCTCTTCTTTGCCATTGCAATCCTCCTATCTCATGTATGTTTCAACGATGCACGCATCGTCCTCCGGTGTCCTTGGAAATTTGAACATGAATCCGGCTGACATTACATCATCTTCGCATCTTTTAAGATTTTCATATTCGCAGTAAACATTTGTTGGCCGGCTTTTCTCTCCGTCCCATACTCTTGCCACCACTTTCCCCGGAAAATCTTTCGGGCTGTCGTATATCACTACCAACGGTACTTTTATATCTGAATAGTCTACTAGATTAAGTGTCGGTACTCTCTTATACAACGGTGTGTTCTGCTTTGCTAATTTCTTCTGTTTGTTCACTCCCATACCTCCTTTAATTCCACATGGAATGATTTCAATAGTTCATCGTCCATATTTGACATAAATGTTCTGTACGATATATCAGGTTTATTTTCCATAAACCACTCTACCGCCTTTTGGTTTCTGGCAGTTCTGGCAGATAGATTTCTCCAATTATCCTGATACCGAACCCTTTTCAATTCTCCGTACCATACAAGAAATCGCTCTCTCGTGCCGTTCCGATCAACCCTCATAGGCACATACGGATCTATAATCTCATAGTCTATCCGGCGGACTGCTGCCGGAACTTCCATAACCCACATTTCTCCTGTGGCAACGGCATCCGGCACTTTATCCGCTATCTGCTCCGGCATAAGGATAGCATCACTCTCTATGTAATACGCATGGATAACAACCGGTACGCCGATCCTTGCCATGTTGTACGCTACTGTTCCGCCTTGCGGCATCGCTTGGATTGCGCTCAATATGTTAGGTGCTACGCATATCCTCGGAGTGGTGTTATCCTCATCCGGGCAAATCTGTTTCGGAACTCTCGGAACAAATCTCTCTACTTCATCAAATGAAACGTGAACCAATTTACTGTTGTTTCTTTTTCCTCTTTGCTTCATCCTTTTTCCGTTGGCGTTCCTCCCAATAGGGATGTTCCAACCTTTCCAGTCCAGTGCATCCTATCTGCAGGCATTTATGGACTTTCATTTGCTTCGTTGATAGATACCCTTTGTGTGTTTTGCAGTACGCTACCGGCGATTTAACCATATTCTTATCAATGCTCTGGAATAAATCAGGCATGGATAAGGGCTTTCGGAAACTCTTGAATGAGTTCTTCGCCCCAAATGTCCGTGAGGCTTGGTTTCATAAATACCGGTATTCCATACTTTCTGCACTGCTCCACAATGTTTTCAATCCATTCTCGTCTTGGTATGACTTTATCTTTTCTGCTGCCAGTCTCCGCTCCTACAATAATCCACTCCGGGATGTATGATTTCTCACTCAGTTCTCCGAAGTCTGCCAGTATAGGCTCTACTGACAAAAACGTATGGAACTCATAGTGTCCGTCCTGTCCCATATACTCCGTATCTGGATCTGTGACTGTCGTTCCGTACCACATATTATCTCTGAGTGGTAATTCTCCGTAATGATGCAGCTCCATATATCTTCCGGGATTCTTCGTGAGGAAGAGGTAATTATGCTGCGGGGCTTTCTCACAAGCATTAAACACTTCCCTGATCCATCTATCAGGAACCCACTCTCCAAACACATCCGACATTGATCCGACAAAGATATTTCTCTGCCTCTTTTTGTCTCTGTATTCTCCCATGCGGTATCTGTGGATTGTCGGCACAAATCCATGCGGATAGGCACATCTAAATTGTTTTCCGGTCTCATCATCAACATAATACGGTTGCTCATTGATCTCATAAGTTTCAGAACCATCGTTTCCAAGTTTGTATGTCTCAGGTTCTACCAGATGGCATCCTTTCCGTGATACAAAACGGTTTGCAATACCTCTGGCATAGCAATAAGGGCATTTATGACGGCAACCGGTAATCGGATTCCATGTGCTGTCAGCCCACTCTATTTTCGTTTTATCCAAGTCTCTTCCTCCTACCTGTGTATTTCCCTACATGATTGATATAACCGCAATAACAGCACTTTACCTCGTCTCTAAGACGGCTCTTATAAATCTGATTTCCGCAACATCCACAGTCAAATTCCTGCGGATTGATTTTCTTTTTCTTCATAATTGAATCACTCCTTTGGAAATAATTTGTCGTAAAACCATTCAATATCACGGCGGACTTTGAAAAATCTAAATTTGTCCTCTTCACTCGTGCTTCTCGCACTGATATACCCATGAAAAGCATTTACCTCTTCTATTATCACTGGTAACTCTGCATATTCCGTCTTTAACATCCACTCACTTCCGATAGGGTATTTATCGAATTTTGAGTAGTCTATCTCTTCGTCAGTATGAAACGGAAGATCATATTTGTTTTTATCCACGGCTAAATCGTCAATATAACAAGTGGCATACACCTTTCTTGGGTTGTTCCCATATTTTTCAATATTTTCAGGCAGATTGTCGTTGACTGCATCAAACTCCAAACCAAATTTACCGCACCAGTCCACCGCCTCTTTCAGATGTTCTTCCACTCTGCAAGTCCAAAGTATCACTTTTGCGCCCTCTGCTCTGCGTTGAACGAGGTGCTGTATCAGTTTTTTGTTAGGTGCGCCAATTCCGGGCCACTTGCTTTCGCAGAGCGTTCCATCGAAATCTACCGCATAAATCGGTACAAAACTACTCATCAGCTAAATAACCTCCCATCTTCGTAAAAATCTTTTTCTTGCAACAACGGTTTCGCAATTATCGGTCGCTCTTAATACCCCCTCTTCATATCCTTGAAATGCCTCTGGATTGAATGTAATTGTTGCGCCCGGAATGAACATTTTGCTTAATCTTTCAGCTTTCGGTATCTTTTCTCCCAAAATAGTCCCGCAATTACATATCTCCACAATTCCGTTGGGGTATATTTTTTGACAAGTTTTGCATCTGCAAACCTTTTTTACCCTCATGTTTCTCCTTTCCTATTATCTGTTATCTGTTATCGTTCCTTTCCATTCCCAAATCAAATAATGATAATTGTGCTCTTTCTCTTTCTAACCTTGTATTTGAGACCTCATACATCTCGGTATCTATCTCAAACCCTACAAACTTCACACCGGTTCTGTGGTATGCTATGAGGCTTGACGCGGATCCTACATGGGTGTCAAGCACCACCCCCCCCGATAGCTTAAAAGCACCTACGAGATATTCGTACAATGCTATTGGTTTCTGGGTTGGGTGGATGCGTTTCTCTGAATTTGCTCCGCCAGTGTTTGAGTATCTGAACAGTTTTGCTGGGAGATTGTAAGAAGTCCACGCAATCTCCGCTTGTGAAAAGGCATCCCACGGCTGCACCTTGTCCCATACAACAAAACACTTTGTTGGTGGTAGATTGAAGTAATTTCCACCCCATATAATCTGATTCTTCGATACTCGGAACAATTCTTTGAAATATTCCTCTGTCGGCGGCTTGCTATCCCATTCCTTTACCTGTCCGCTCCGTTTTAATCTGCTTGCGGTGCTTTCGGCTGGATAACCGTTCTTCGTCCGGCTCTTATTGGTTCCCATCGCCATGTTCGGCGCATTGATCCCGTATGGTGGGTCTACGATTGCCACATCAAAGTATTTATCAGGGAAAAGTTTCATGCCGGCCATACAGTCCATGTTGTAGTAACCAAAATCTAATTTATCCACTTAATAATACTCACTCCCTTATAACCTTTCTGAAACTCATACCACGCATACGCAACTGCACTTCCGCCTCCGGCTTTCATTTCCTCAAACATTCCGTTTTTGGCGCACAGAATACGGCTGCGTGACACATATACATATCTCGGAGGGTATTTCTTAAACAGCTCGCCTCTGGCTTTTCCCTCCAAAAATTGCAATTTAAGGAACATGAACACTTTTCTCCCGTTTGGTATGATCGTCATTGCGTGCTCAATAAACTCTTTCGCATACTTGTATGGAGGATTGGTAAGAATATCGCCATCCCACATTTCTGTTGTCTGCAAGAAGTCTATTCCGCCCTCTCCATACCCTCTGTCGATAAGATCCGTACTGCGGACCTCATAACCGAGTTCTATGAGACGTTCTGATAAGTGTCCTTGTCCTGCAGAGCACTCCCAAATCTTACGATTCAGCTCTGCCCCCCCCTGTAACAATGCGTCTACTGCGATAGGGTCTGTCGCATAGTAGTCGTTAATCTCTCTTTCTTTCTCTGTGTGGTTGGATGCGCCAAGGGTTGTAAAAATACTCTTGCCGTTTCCGGTCCAATCTTTTCCCATCTCTGATCTCCTTATAAATATCCAAATCTATAACCATATATGGATTCCAGTTCTCCACGACATACCTTACCAACCGAGTTCGGCGGTAGATTGTACAGACGTTCCGCCTCCCGGCATGAGAAAAAGATTTCTTCCTCATCGCCTATGCAGATAACCATTCTGTGTTTCCCTGGCTTATCCTTTCGGTTTCCACACTGTACACCCTTGTCCGCCCATCTGAGGTTGTATATGCTGTTATCGAATCTCTCCATGTTATTTATATGGTCTACGGTGTCATACCGCCGTCTGTCTCCCATGAAGAAAGTCTGCATAACAATCTGGTGTCTCTTAAACCGTACTTGGTTTCCATCCGTGTCTGTGAACATACTGGAAATATCATATTTATCTCCGTATGCCATATTGCAGAGGATTCCGTTTCTTATAAGCCTCCCAAATGTTGATATGTAGCAGTTGATGTTGAAATCATGCACGCTCTTAACTTCCAAATCCTCGTCGAATTTTACAAGCTGAGTGACCTTTCTCCATTTTTCTTCCTTGTCCGGGTACTTCCGGCGGATGTAATCAAAAGTTTCTGATTCTCTCATAACTTCTCAAATGTGTATACTGAATGTCTCGTTGTTACTGTGATCTTCCCTTTTATCTCAATGTAGGAGATTGCCATGCTCGTTGTGAGTTCTCCGACATAAGGCGTGCCATCGGCATTTGAGATCCACTGAATTACCATCTGTTCTCCAATTCTCACGTTTGGCTTGGTACATATTCTTCCTACTCTGTCAGGGTATCTCCCGTCTGTCCGTGGATTGCCCTCCCGGTCCGTTATTGAAACCAATTTGTAATTTTCCATAGTGTTCTCCTTAAAACAGATGGAACAAAAGCAGATCCTCATTGTCCGCCGGATCACACTTCTCTTTCCATTCCAGTTTTCTCACGACATCCCACGTTTTCAGGCAGATATTGGATAAATCATATTTTTCATATACTCTACGGTCGATGAACAACCGCATATCCAAATCCTCTCCATAGAGGTTGTGGCTCATATATTTCAGATTGCGAATATCATCATCCGTTGCCTCGGCATGGAGCGTTACTGTGATTCCGTCCAACTGATTAAGGATCTTTCCGTAATCATCCATTGATAAACAAGCCGTGTACAGATACACTCTCTGCCGTTTGTTCTGCTTTTTCAGTGCCTTGATAAATCTCAACAGGCTATCCGGGTTGAGCATCGGTTCTCCGCCGGTTATCACAACTTCCTCATAGTCTGAGAGAACCGAAATATCTCCAATACTTGCAACCTTTCCGATTGTCTCATTGCAGCATCCGGGGCATTTTCTGTTACAGGCTAATGTCACTATTACTCTCGCTGTCTTTTTCATATTTCCTCCTTAATCCATGCCGTCATAAAGGCTTTCAGATAATTCAACCTGTTCGTCTGTCAAATCCCTAAGTGCATTGATTATCTTCATCTTTGTTTCTTTGCATGGGAAATATCCGTACTTTGCATATCTCAGCATCCGTTCAAAAGTGCTCATTGGAAACGGAATATCTTTATCAATTACAATCCGTTTAAGATGCAGATGTTCAAAAAACGCATCATCCATCAGGATTTTGTACTCAATGTGTGTTTCCGGTATTCCAATTTCCTCTAAGAAATGCTCATCTTCCAGAGTTTCAAACGGAAGTTCTTGTCTTTTCGTTACCGCACCAGTTTCATCCTCTACTTCCTCTTTGTAATATGCGAACTTCGTGATTGTGAAATCGAACTTATTCAGAATTTCTTCCGGTTTTCCAAATATTTTGCAACAAAGTTCAATCACAACACCTGTTTCAATGTGTTTGTACGCCTTTACATTGTCGTTTTCGTAGTGGAAATGATATTTCTCATCTCTTACATCGTCTCCGTCATATCCGGGTGTCTGGCTGTCAAAATACTGTACCGCATCATCAAAATCACTTTCATTCTCAAAGAAAATATCAAGGTCTTTTACCTTTTCTTTATTGAATATGTTTTTGAAACATCCTCCACATATAAATCCTTTGTGGCCGGTCATGTATTCATCAAGCCAATTTAGCATCCAGAAGTTTTCTCTGTCTCTCTTTATCAGAGCCATGTTTCCTCCTATCTCCGCGCCATTGCTTCCTCGTATAATCGTTTATATACGTCCCTCTCAGCAGTTATCTTTGCGATTTCCAACTGTGTCTCAATGTCCGGCATCTCCACCTTTTCTGCAATAGGTTCAGGTTCTTTCTCGTCTGGCTTCACTGCTTCATTTGCAGCTTCCGCCCACTTCTTTACCAGATCATTCGATTTGATGTTAATTCCAATGCCGATACTTACTGCCAACGCTGCATCAATCTTTTTCATTTCCGCCATAGAACACTGCCCTATGTAATCTCCAACCTTATCCTTATTTACCGTATCAATCTGCTCGCAAAGAACGGTTGACGGATATTTTGAACTGTTGATTTTAACGTGTGTCGGCAACGGTTTCTTTTCCTGAGTGGTAAGGTAAACCACTTCCAAGATAGGACCTGCATTGTTGCCAATATCATTGCTTATGATTACCGCAGGTCTACCCCCCCCTGTACATTTCCGCTATATTCACTCTCGTTGCGGATATAGAAGATTTCCCCTCTATAAAACTCTTTGCTCATAGTGTCCTCCTATTCGATTTCATCCTCCTGCGGCATCTCGAACACTCCAAGTGGTTGATCCGCCACATATTCACATACTAAGTCTCTGGGGTTTTCATCCTGGCCTCTCGCAAACAGCAAATTCATGGTGTAGCAGTCCATAAGCATCGAAATCGCCATTCTGCATTTTTCTTTCGTAGAATATCTGCCAATCACTACTCTGCTTTCTCCTACGAGGGCAGCAACTTTGTACCGCCCATCATATTTGCTGTCCGTGCTGTATTCTGTTACCTTGTCGTTGTTCAGAACTACCGCTCCATCCTGAGACTTAACAAACATCACGTTTTGCCTCTCTTTCCTTAATTCGCCCCATCTGGCGATTGATTTTGAAATCAATTCGATCTTCAACCTCCGCCACGCAGTTAAAAACAATTCCCAACTGCGTAAGCATGATCTGTACATCTGCGATTTCATCAATCACTGCATCTCTCATTTCCGCTGTTTTCTCATTGCTGCGGCGGAATTTCAGAATGGCTTTGATAAGTTCGGAACACTCTTCAATAGCCATATCCTCCTGTGCATCGTTTCCATACGTTTCTACGATGGTGTTGAGGTTTCTCATCTGCTCCTGTGTCAATACTGTTTACCTCCTAATATCTGATATTTAGATTTCCATGTTCATTGATCCAATCAATAATTTCCTTGAATCCAAGTCCTCCCTCATTCCAAGGTTTCATAATGTACTCATACTGTTTGGGATGAGTGAGTTTCATCTTTTCAAATCTTCCTGGGGACTTTTCAAGATGGCATCCATAGCCGCAGAACATACATCCAGTGCGCTCACATCCAGTCGTTTTGAGAACCGGTCTGCCAAGGTCAAAGATTTCCATATTGCTTACATCAGCTAATGTCATTTGACCGTGTGCCTCATCCTCTGTTACAACCTTTCCGTATACAGAACAGATTTCAAATCTCTTCGGATTCTTTTTGATGTATTGTCTGGCTTTTCTTCGCTGAATTTTATCTACCCTGTGCCGGACTTCCATGTTACAAACCGCTAAGTTTTGGTCGTATTCATCTTGCAGTTGCCGTATGTAAAGAAGTACATCCTGCTCCGTCCAAAAGCTCATAGGGTTGCTAATCGGAGATTTCATATCAAATCCATTGCATCCATTTTTAAGCCACTGCTGCGTTCTTAATCTGCTCTCACTCGCCATTTGAGCCGTCATTGGTTTACGGCCTGTTCGTCTGGCATAGGCATGAGCCGGAGCCTTTTTCATTACCTTGCAACACTCGGAGGATATTTCCCACGGACAGTCGATAAAGAACTTGTATCTTTCACAACTGTATTTACTTCTTTCTCCGTTAGGGATATTCCCCATCGTCATTGCTCCGAAAAGAATCTTTACTCTGACGGGTATACTCTCCCAGTCCCCTAAGTTTTCTATACTTGTTGTCTGCCCCCCCCTGGACGGCTTTTGCATACTCGCCAGATCCAGTGAGTTTACGGTAGAATTGGTTGTACCCCCCCCGCGTAAGAATTTCCTTGCACCGTATACGCACTCGGAAACCTCTTTGCTGATGAATGGGTAGCCATATCTTTCAATAACCTGTCTGAATGTCATTTTGGGTTTTATCCAATCGACATTGTTGAACTGTTTTACAAACTGTCTGATTTCAGGATATTCAAGACCTGTATCAACAAACATAGCCTTAATGTTGGGGTACAGTTTTCTCGCAATATCAAGTAGAACTGTACTGTCTTTTCCGCCAGAGAAAGAGATATATACGCCATCCTCGCCGTACTCATCTACCCACTCCCTGATTCTCCACTGTGTCATTCTGACTTTTGCATTAAGCGGTAAGGACTGCATCTGGTAGAGGTCGGATATAACGTGTTTGTTACCCACTTCTCTGTTTCTCCTTTCTGGTGTTACATATAAGTTGCTTCTTTGAATACGAATGTGTCCTCAGAGTCTACTTTTTCCGATAACTCTCTCAGGCGCAGATCGTTGGAGCTGTAAATCTTTTTCTTTTTCATATCAGCCACAAAAAACTCCTGCCCTGCCTGAATATACTCTCCGACTTTGCTCTTCCGACAAATCTCGTAGGAAGCATACTCAGTCTCTTTATTGTCTGTCTGTTTTTCCTTTGCGGTTTTTCCTAGCATACCGATTTTTCTCCTTTCTTTCACTTTTTTGTTTGTCTGACTAAACATTTTCTCCAAAAAAATTTTCAGTCTTAACTTTGCAGTCTCTATAAACATCCTCTTTTCCAAGGAATAACTGCCCTAAGATTGCAACCAGAACATTTACCACAATACTGTTTCCGGCCTGCTTATAAAGCTGTGTGTTACTATTTACTTTCTCCGCCTTATGGAAATCTGCATCTGAGAAATCCATCAGCCGCCAGCACTCTTTTGGAGTGAGCTTTCTTATGCGGTACTCTGTGCAAACCTTTGAGTTCGCATCTCCATGCGTTCCGGCGGTCAGTGTTGGAGAATTGCCATTATCAGAATAAACAGATCCGCATTGACTTCCCTTGTTGGAAATCTGCCCTACTTTTGCCATTTCTGTACTCCTTTCCGCGAGATCGTCACTATGCTGCATACCGTCCTGCCCCCCCCGAACAACTTTTTCAATACGGCAAACTCCCATGCTTTGAGATGTAAGTGTGGGGCATACATGGCCGCCGCCTTGCACTCTTCCTCGCCGTAATTTACTTGTCGGGTATGAGAAATCCGCAACTCCACCAATCTCACATTCGATATAACCTTTCTGTGTTGCCTGCCGGATACCTACATACTCTCTATCCATCATCCACCGTCCTTATCTCCAAAACATAATTGTCTTTTTGGACGGAAGTAAGTGTATTACACACCCCCTCTGAGTTTGGCTCTAACCGTTGTTCTGTTGGTGCGCCTGTGGTTCTGTCTGATGGATTGCTTGGGTTTCGCCCTCTGCTTGCAACAATGATTCTTTCAACCACGTTTCCGCCTCCGTCTCTGTTATTATGCAAGGTACAGTACCCCCCCCACTCGTAATCGCCGGAGCTATGCCGCCGGTATCATACACCCGCCCTTGGTTTGGGTTCTCTCTCGTGGAAGTGGGGAGAATATTGCCTAACCTCTTAATCCCGGTCTGCAATATCTTCTTTCCTTTCCTTGATTTCTAATATCTTTGGTTCCAAATTGCCCCCCCCCACAAGTGTTTAAGGTCGGGGCAATTCCGTCTACGGAATAAATTCTTCCGCTCTGAGGATTATCCCAACTCTTTCCTACGGCGATATTCCCCAGTTGTATGCAGCGTGCCTTATTTGCCATTTCATAGTTCCTCGATTACATATTTCAAATGTTTGTAGTCGCTCGCCAATAGGGTAGGACATATCATTTTGTACAACGCTTTGTTGTATGGATCGTAGATTCCACAAGCACTTTCGGAGGATCTTTGTAGTCTGTTGCCCTTATTGCTTGGCAAATACCCCCCCCGATAAAACTCGAACCCTGTCCTGAACTTCCTTTTCCGGGTTCAGTGAGCCGACTACAATTATTCTGTCTGCCATTTACTTTTTCCTCCACTAAAACTTTCGGTGGATCTTTATAATCCGTTGCCGACAATGCCACTGATATGCCATCCGGGGACATTATGCGTCCTCTTTCTCCACCTGTTCCCGTATGAGCCACAATCAACGGCCGGCTCATGGTTCATCTGAGCTATCTACTTCTGTAACACCGCATCCCAATGATGCCGGTCTACTGAGCCTCTGCCCCCCCTAACGGTTTTTGAGATGCCATCTAACTGACCACTCTCTCGTAAGTCCTTGATGAGTTTCTGCGCCTTTTCGGAGTTGATATAATACTTTTCGTCTACCTCGTCCTCCAAATAATCTTTCATTGTCTTATCCAGTGGAATCGGCTGCGGAAATTTGTAATTATAATCTCCCAGAATAGATACCATGAAACATCGCTCTCTGTTCTGCGCCACGCCGTAATCCTTTGCATTGAGGATCTGCGTATAACACTTATATCCCTTGCTTTCAAGGAAGCTGCACCAGCTATGAAAATCATCTATGTTGTCCGCACTGATAACCTGTGGCACATTCTCCATGAGAAGTATCTGTGGAAGATTTTCTGTCTCATTCAGAAGTCTTTCAACTTCCCACAACAACCCGGAACGTGTTCCTGATCCTTTTTTCATTCCTCGCATCTTTCCGGCGAGTGATAAATCCTGGCAAGGTCTTATGGAAACGAATACGTCATAAGGTAGGTGTATCTGTCAGTATTCGTTATTGCCAGATCACCCCCCCTCATTGAGCAAATGTTGACAAGGTTGTGCGTGGCTTTTATGTTGTTGTAACATTCTCTGCGCCATGCGTCACTGTATGAATGACTCCTTATCTGCTCTTCCGTGAGAGGTTTCTTTCCATCCACGGATATTCCCAACTGAGTAAGTGCCTGTATAACATCCTCAGAACTCATTTCTGCACTGTAATCCGTATCATCGTCCGCCATGTGAATAGCTTTGTATGATGCCGTGGCGTGCATTTCCCATTCAGACATAAGGTAATGTTCAAACGGTACGCCAAGATTACGAAGTGCCATCGCCTGAGAACCAACCCCGGCAAACAATTCTATCAATCGCACCGGGTTGTCAGTCTTAAATGTTGGGTACATTAAATCAAACATTGAAATCTGATCCACTCGTTTTCTCCTTTCTTTGATTTTTTATCATGCAAAATCTCGCATAATTAAGCTGCCGGAAGTAGTCATTATTCGCATTTTCCCACATTGCCGGTAAGGTACTCAGCCGTGTTTCATAACACTTATCGCACACCTTTTTCCCTTTCATTGTTGGATTTTTGCCACATATATAGCAAATGCCGTAGTCCGGTCTCTCTGAACGTGACAAATCGCATCGGTTTTTGTCTCTGTAATTTTTCAGATACGCTCTGCATCTCTGGCATAAACCGCCATTCTGCGATTGATGTTTTCCGCATCTGGGGCATAGTCCGTTTTTGATGCGTGTCTGTTTTAACTGCCTTTTCCTCAGCCGATCTTTCTCTTTCTGTTCATCGGTTTTCCCTTTTTCCGAATAACTATCTTGAAATTGACCCAAACACTCATAACATAGCTTTTTGTTAGGTTCTGCTGGATTTTTCCCACAATGAGTGCATATCCCAATCCTTTCATGGTATTTTCGGTTCTGCTTGCGTAATTCAGAATTTCTTGCCGCACAGTCAGGACACATGGATCTTTCCGGCGTTGGGTTTTCTTTGCCACATTTCGGACACAATCCTCTTTCCCTCATCTCTTTGTATGATAATTTTCTCAATCCATTTCAGAGGTTCCCAGGATTTATGCGCGCTGCCCTTTCCTCCGTTACTTTTTAACACCGAACTTCTCATACATTTCATCCAGTCTCTTTCTGGTTTCGTTTGACATACCGGATGGTGGTTCGGTCTTTTCCTCCGGCACTTCAATTTTTTGCATTTCTATCTGCGGGTCTACTGCCTTTTCCATAAGTGCTGCGTGTTTCTTCCCCATATCGGCTATGAGCATCCTTACATTCTCCGGCAGACGTGCCTCTTCTTTCATCCGCTGCACCGAAGTCCGATAGTTCCTGATAAAGTGCGACTGTTCAATGGTTGCCACTTGGTCTGAATCCATCAGCGCCCACTCTTTGAGGTTTGCCGCCGTTCCAACAGCTCTTTGGCACGCCTCCGGCAGTTTTGCAAATTCCTCTTCTGAGTTATAACCGGAGTTCCTTAACGCCCTCTGTACCAACGCCCATGCCTGCAGTTCGCTCATGCTTTCTTCCGCCGGAGCAATTATCTCCGTTGCTTTAGTGCGAATATCCGCGATGGTTGGTGGAAAACGTTCACTCGTCATGTACTTTTGTATCGCCAAATTTGCCTGCTCATACGGAAGATCTTGTAATAATCCATACCACACATCGAAAGCGTCTTTATCTGGTATGAATGTCGGCTGTGCGTAGACCGCTTTCATAGCTTTTACCAAAATCTTAAATTCTTCTCTTTCCATTACCAGCCATCCACATCCTTTACTCTGTTTCCAATGCGATCTCCGCTATTTCTGTATGCAGAAGATGATTGCAATTTATCCCAAATAATGCCTTTCCATCCATTCGACATACATTCATCAATAAGATTGCATACGGCAGTATCTCCATAGACAGAGACCTTATTGGCAACCTGTTTTAACAACGACTTCATGCCCTGTTCCTTATATCCGTCTTTCCGTTCCGTCTTATACTTGAACCATTCGCGAAGTTTATCTGCCATTACATCAGAGATGGTGTACTCAGGGAGAAGCCTTTCAAAAATTGATTGGGTAGTTTCCCTCTTTCCCCCTTTTTTATTTTCTTTCTCTAACTCTTTCTCTAACTCTTTCTCTATGTTACCTTTTTGAACGTCAACGTTACTCTCTGTTACACGTTCGTTACATTCAGTGTTTTCGGGTGTCTCAGTGGGTTTTGTCTTGTTTTTTTCTCTCTCCCGATACTCCCTAACCCTCTGTGCGGATGCCGATTCAGACCCAATCATTTTCAGAGATTTTGGTAAAAATAGCGTGCCGTCACTTTCCGTAACCACAAGCTGTAATTTTGAAAATTGTTGTAACGCTTGTGTAACAATCTGTAACGCAAAACCGGACGCTTCCGCCAACATTTCTGCGTCATATGGAATATCTTCGGAAAATCGCAGTTTGCCCTCATGGTCGATTGACTCTGTAATCATCCATATATAGAACATAACCAAAAGATCGCCATTATCCTTTGCTCTAAGTATCTTGATATAGTGTTTTTCAAAGAAGTTCCGGGGCATTTTGAGCCAAAAATACTTTTTCTCAGCCATCGAACGGTCCTTTCTCTATCTCTTCAAGGAATATCTCAATCCTTGGGTTTTTCTTATCCACATAGAAGTCATGCGTAAAGTTGTCGATTTCTTTCCAACCATCGTTTTTAATCACTCCACATTTCTGCAAAGCATCCTGAAAAACTTTATCGGCAAAAGAAAAAATATTGCCCTTGTCACGCTGCTTATCTGGTTCATAGAAGTTGTAATGAATGATGATAGGGTTTGTAATCGTAAGTCTCGGCAACTGCGTCCTGATAGCGTTACACACGATCATCTGGTAATCTCTTTTCATTTTTGCACCCATCTGAGGATGCCTTGCACACTCATGTAAGTAATCGTTAAGATCTGGTAAGGTTCTGGTTCTGCCGTAATAATTTCCTTTGATAACAACCTTGTGCATCTCTAAGTCCTCCTTTCTTTCATTATGGGTGGAGCCGCCGGAATGACGGCTCCTGGGTAATTTAACAAAAGATCCTTGTCAGGGGTTTATACCATTTAACTAATCGAATTTCTTAAAAGGAGGTAAACCGTTTGTGTGTTCTGCGGCTTTCGTGACATATTTTCCTCAGAGACCAATCTTAGGAGATAATTGCAGAAACATATTTACGGGTTACGATTATTTAGGAAATCACGAAAATGTTTGATACATCCGCAAGTTCTTTTTCGAGATACGCTTTGATGTTGGCTTTCGCCTCATTCTTCCATGCGCCTCCGTCTGCCTCAAACAAGGCACAGGTAACGCCATAACGGTCATTGTCCTTTACTCTGAAAATGAAGTTGCTCATAGGCTGTGCAACTTCTGTAAAGGTTCTGTACGGCATCAGGCGGCAAGGACTCGGAACTTCGACTTCCTGCAGAGAGGCAACGCCTTTCTTGATTGCCGCTTTCTGTCCTACTCCGGTGTCTCCGTATTCTGCAACAGTGCCGGCCTTAACATTTCCGGCAAACTGTAAGATGATCGGCTTATCATTTGCCTCAGCATCCTCGTTTAAGAACTTGGACTGCACACCGATAACAAACTCTTCGTTTCCGATGAACTGACCGAATGAAAACTCCGGGATCTCTGCTTTGACAACTGCCAGTGTTTCTCTCTGACGGTCTGCATCCAAACTGGAGAACAGACGAACCTCAGTAGGAGAAACCACCTGGGCGATGTAATGACCGGTCTTGAAATCAGCCTTACTCTTTTTGATGAAATCCACAAGGCTACTCAGATTGTTCATTGTGATACTGGTCGCTCTGAGTTCCTTGCCGATCTGTGTCATATCTTTGTCTACATAGGTTCTTCCCTCAATTTCCTCAATATGAGGAGCATCGAGAGAAAGAATTTTCTCAATAGCTGCTTTTAACATATTTTCCTCCTGTTACTGTGCGCTACACCAATCTTCGGCAAGGCAATCATTGATACTCGGAACCCACATGGAATGTGAGCCGTCAACGCAACGGATCTGTAAATACGGATTGCATACAAACAAATCTCCCTCATTGAGTCCCCACGCTTCGGCTGTCTGTTTATTACACGGAATACCCTGCGGATAACCTTTCTGGTAAACAACAAACATTCCCTTTCCATTCCATCCCTTACGGGTTACTTTTTGCCCTGCTTTTAATCTGCGTACTGCTTCTCCGAATGTGAATGTCTGGATATTCAAGTCTTTTACATCGGGACCGGCTGCAATCTCCCAATCATCTCTGAGGATGAAAGTGAGCGTGTAGTCAACGTTGTCTGTCTCACGAATATCTAATACTTTTCCGTCCTTGCAGTGCATTTTGATGGAATTATCCTCCCATCTCCAATATCCAGCCCATTCCGGCAGTTTAACGATAGCTCCCTGTTTGAGAGCTTCGTATGCTTCCTTGAAAAACATAATATCCTCCTAACTATTTACTGCGTCTCTCATGCTGATTACTTTCTTTCCCTCTTTCGGAGGTTCTGATTTTTCTTCCAGTACCTCTCCAGTCTCAGGATCGCAACCAAGTTCCTCTGCTGTCGGTGCTGAATCCTTTTCCGGATCCATGCACATACCGCACTCATCAAGAGTAAGCTGACCTTTGATTGCGCCTTTTGCGTGTTCTGTGAGGGTTGTTACGCCGCTACGGAAGTCCTTGTTGATGAATAACTGAGTTTTCAGTCCCATCTCAGGAGCCAACTTAACGGAAGTCTGAACCTCAACAGCAACATCTTCTCTATCATCCTCTGATGGAGTGAGAACAATCTTAATGTCGAGAGTTCTTTTCTTCTTGGCATCCGTATTCAAATCGAGAATGTTGTCAGAAATCTTTGCCAACGCTCTGTCGATTCTTTCCTGAACGCCTCCGGCACACATAGATGCCAATGTAAGTTTCTCTGCCACTTTTATCACTTCCTTTCCTAAATGTAGAATTTTCTGTATCTATCAAAGAACTTTTTTCGTGCTTCATCCACGGTAAGTCCTTGTGATACCTCATTGAGTTCGTAGGAGAGCTGCGCTATTATCTGCAAGAGTTTTTGTACCTCTGTGCTCTGGTGTGCGCTTATCTTCCCCGTTCTGTGATGTTCTGGTGTGAGTGGAACCCATAAGCCATCTTCATCTGCTTTTTTTCGGTTGGGGCCTCCGAGACAGTGATGCCTCTCAACCCCATACTGACCGTTGATAATATCAAGATCCGCATATTTCATATCCACAATAATTGAATCTCTCATTAAATCTCTCCCATAAGCATATCCATTGATATAGGCCCATCCAAAACCTCAGTGTCGGCACAATAGTCGCACACCTCACATCTCAGAGGTTCAATTTCTCCATCTTTCAGGCGTTGAACCTTGATGATATTGCTTTGGAACTCTGCCAGTTTCTCATCCATAACCATAGGTGGAATTTCAATAACCTTAATTCTCGGATGAGGTATATTTCCTGGAGAAGTCTTATCTTTGCTAATTGCACAAATATAAAACGGTAACAATTTACCCGTGTTCTGCCTATATATTTCTCTATAAACAGCCCCTTGGAGGTCATATCCCCACCATTCGCAGAAATTAAGTCTCTGTCCGAGATCCTTTGCATAAAAAGTTTCTGTAACAGATTTTACGGTTTTTAAGTCAGTGATCCTTTTTCCATCGCAACTATCAATTTTGATTTTTACCGGTATGCCATTGATTTCCCCGGTCATAATTACCTGCTTGTCTCCGGCCATATACTGCATAAAAACTTTGTCTTTTTCTGCCCTGTCAATCATTGCAGAGGCCTGCTTGTACTCGGCTTTCAATTCTCCGGCGGTTTTACCTCTGGATGAAAAGATTTCTGGGTGCTGTGCGGAAAATGTAGGAAGTGTCCCCTCAAAGTAGGCATCCACATAAGAACCTACCAATAACGGAGTGGTGGAGACTTCCTCTACTTCTCCCCGGAGTTTTGCCATCGCATAAGCCTCACAACCTAACTTTCCGGTTGTGCCATTGAAGTCCTTATACTGAGATACGGACACATACTGCATATTGGCTTCCTGTGAGTAGTAATTCTCCGGGGTAAGTGCGATGAGGTTACTCATCTACTTCCTTAAATGTTCCATCAATCACACCATCAGAATCCTCATCTCCGTTATGAGAACTCTGATCCTGAGACTGATAAATGTCCTGTGCCCGATACTTCTCTTTTGGTTTTTCCTTAACATCAAATGCCGAACCATCTTCAAATGCCTGACACTGTTCTGCTGTATCAAAGTTGAGGTCAATCAACTTACACAGTCGGCGGAGAACTGTTTTCTTACACATCTCTCCGTAACTTTCTTTCCAAGCCTTACTGTTTGCTGCCTTTGAGAATGTCTGTCTGGTATGTTCAATGTCCTCTTTGCTCATGGTGTCGTACATCATGGAACCGTCTTTGTAGAGGACTACCGCAAATGCACCGATAATCTCTCCGTTTGAAAAAGTCTTAGGTCTGAAATTGACATACTGCTTACCGTTTTCAATTACTTCCTCAAACTCATCTCCCTCACGGACTACCTTTGCGTAAATGTCCTGAATAGGATTGCTCGAATATCTCTTGCACAGCTTGATCTCTCCCTTGTAATCAGTCTGGAACTGACACTGATTTCCGTAAGGAATTGCGTAACACTCTCCGTTAAAGAAATCGAGACCAAGGAACGCTCCTTTTAAGAGTGTTCGCACAACGGTCGGTGCTTCACATTTTGAAAAATCAGCCTGTCCGTCCTGCAGAACCGTCATGCAGTTCTGTAGAAATCTCTGCTTGTTGAATTTCTCCGGCAGAGCCGCAACCTGTTTTTCAAGGCTTTCGTCCAGTCCTTTATGAACTGCCACTAAATAATTTGTGTCTTTTGTTGCCATAAATAACCTCCTTGTATTTTTATGAATCTGCCTACCAAGAAAAGGCTATGGCAGGCAGATTATTTGTTTTATTCGCTATCGTCTGTACCCCCCCGAAAAGGTTCTTCAAAAAATCCGCAAAACCATCTTCGGAGTTAGGCTTAACTTTGACGGTATCGAAACCAAATTTCTTTTTCATCAAATCAGTGAGCTTTATTGTCTGCTCAGACATAATATCTTTGATGAGGTTGTTGGTTTCCTCCGCCCACTCCATTCCACCGTCAATATCTTCGAGAAATGCCTTATTTCCAGAAGAACTGCAACTGATTGATGTAGGCGTTACGACCACTTCACAAGTGAACGGATGGATTTCAATATCTTTCGTATCATCCATAATGTGTTTGAGTGCCATCATTGCCATAAGTGCGTCAAAGTTATCATTCTTTCCTGCCATAGTGTTTCCTCCTACAGTTCAATAACTGTTAATTCATTGTTGCTTGTGGTTCTGGTTGCTATGAACTGCAACCCTTTCTTTTTGCACTTCTCATAGAGACGTGTGCGGTTTTCCTCAGACAGTTTCTCAGTGCCATCAATGAGGATGATCTGTAATCCTGCCGGATTCTGAATTGCCACATCAATGCAGAGGTCAAGTTTTTCTCCCTCGGACAAATTGCTTACCGGCAATCCATTGATAAGAGGTATTCCGTCTTTAACGGTCAGACCCTCAATCGGAATCTCTGCGGTTTCCAGAATGGTTCCCGGAAGAGTTCTTGCCAGTTCAATCTTTTCTGTGAGACTGTTGGACTCGCTTTGCAACTCATCAACCTCTTTCTGGATGTTCAACATTCTGCGCCACTCATTGATATGGCCTTTCATCTTCTCAGTCTCATTGGCTTTTGCCATAAGATCATCAATAGGTGTGGTTTCCATATCTGCGTATTCCGCGTAGGATGCCTGCTCAGCTTCATACTTAGACACGGATGCCTCATACTCCGACTGAATTACCTTTACTTTGTCCGCTTTTACACCGGCAAGCCCGTCTTTCTTCTCTCTGAGAGCTTTTATTCTCTCTTCAAGCTGCGCTAACTCACTCTCAATGTTCTTTTCCTGCTGAGCCATTTCCGTATCAAGTGCGGCAATCTTAATTTCCTTGTCTGCCTGGAATGAGCGGATTTTTCCATCGTGGCTGTCTCTAAGGCGTTTTGCCTTTTCGATAGTCTCGTTATTCTTGCGGATCTTCTCAATCTCTGTGTAGAGGTCTGAGAGGTTTTCCTTTTCCCATCTCTCTCCGTCATAGTCGATAGGAAGTGAGCTACCAATATCTGCGATAACTGCTTTCTTCGCGCGAATATCACGGTTTACATCCTGGCGGTGCATGAAGTAGTAACCGTTCTCCGCCTGAATATCATTCAGGACAGCCAAGATATTCTGCTCGTAATTTACATCCCTCGGAATTTCCCCGAACCATTCCTTGATGGTGTCAAGGTTCCAATCGTACTGAATCATATCCAAAATCGTTGCGTTCTGGGTTTTCTTATCCATAGAGATGAACTCCATAGGGGAAAGCTGTAACGGTGTGAATATGGTTTTCAGAAACGACTCAGGACTGGGAATTACATTGCCGTTCTGCTTAACAGATTTGTAATCTGTCATTGCTGTTCTGGCTTTTCTGTCAATGGAGAGACCGTTATCTGTTTCTATGTAGATCTCTCCCTCTGTCTCTCCGTTTTTTACGATAAATTCACGGTCAGAGGAATTTGTAAGAGCATATCTGATTGCGTCAATAACGGATGTTTTTCCAGTACCGTTGTCTCCGACAAGTTCAATGTTCTTTCCGTCCCCCTGCCATTCCTTAATCCCGAAGAGCTGCTTTATCGTGATTTTTGAAATCTTCATGGTGGATTTTCCTTTCTCTGTTTATGGGGTTCGGCAATGCCTTACCCCTAAACCGCTACTGAATTACTGTTACGTTGGATGCCTGCGGCCCCTTGGTCCCGTCAACAACATCAAATTCTACGGGCTGTCCCTCTACGAGAGTCTTGTAACCGTCCATCTGTAATGCGCTGAAATGGCAGAACACGTCAACTCCATCTTCGCCGGTAATGAAACCGTAGCCCTTTGCGGCGTTGAACCATTTAACTGTACCTTTTCTCATGGTGCGTCTCCTTTCCTCAAAAATATCTATTAAACAATCCTTGCGGATGCTTAACCTATACCAAGTCGTTCTTTCTCCTGATCCAAAAGGTGGCGATATATGTAAAATCCCCACTTGGATTTACCCTCTCGCTTTATGGCATATCCAATAGGCAATTTCTCCCTTTTCATAAGTTCACGGAGCGTAATCACATCCATTTGCAACTCTTTCGCTGCATTTTTTGGTGTTACTCTCTCACTGTTCATTGCTTCTTACCTCAATCTGTTCGTTTTGCTGTGTCTTAGTTCGTTGTGGATTATCCTTTTCATGTTTGTTTGACTAAACTTTTTGGGTAAAAAGTTTGCTGACAGGGACATTCAAAGCCGCCGCCAACGATTTCAGAGTACCGACCATAGCCTCATGCTCTTCGTTGTTTTCAAGCAGAACTATGGTTGTTCTGCTTACGCCAGACATTTGAGCCAACTGTTCCTGGGTAAGTTTCTTCTTTTCTCTAAGTTCTCTGATTCGATACGCCATTACTGCGCCTCCTTTCTTTGTCCGATGTTTGCTCGACTGAACAATTTGAGTATAGCCGACTAAACATTTATTGTCAAGCACATTTTACAAAAAAATTGACTTTTTGTTCAGTGCATTGTATAATGGACTAAACATTGAAAGGAGGTTTTCTTATGACATTAGGGCAGATAATAAAGGCATACAGAGAGACAAACAGCATGAGTATGGATGACTTTTCTAAGGCTAGTAAAATAAGCAAAGGGTACATATCACAGCTCGAAAATAATCTCAATCCAAAAACAGGAGAACCGCCTGTTCCGTCTATTCAATCTATAAGGAAAGCTGCAAACGGAATGTTTATGACGTTTGACGAATTATTCTCTCAGCTTGACGATAATACGAAAGTTGACGCAGAACCGGAGAAAGTGAAGATGGCCAAAAAGGCTATCCGTATTCCTGTGCTTGGTAACGTGGCAGCCGGAGTTCCTATTGAAGCCATTGAGGATGTTATAGATTATGAGGAAATATCAGAAGAATTGGCTCACACTGGGGATTTCTTTGCTTTGAAAATAAAGGGAGATTCCATGGAGCCTCGTATCTGCAATGGGGATGTTGTGATTGTCCGCAAACAGAACTATGCAGAATCAGGCGATCTTGTCATTGTGTTAGTCAATGGAGACAGTGCCACTTGCAAAAAGTTGGCAAAGTTCCCTAGTGGAATCAGACTCATTCCTTTTAATCAGACCTATGAGCCTATGTTTTATTCAAATGAGGAAATTGAGAATAAGCCAGTGAGAATCATTGGTAAAGTCGTTGAAAATCGACAGAAATACTAAAATAGAAAACCGCCCCTGCTGCTAACAGAGACGGTATCTATGAACACACACCGGAAAGCTCCGATATGCGCTCGCTTGAACACCTTGCATTATATCATCTTCCCGGTAGAAAAACAATATACCGGGCATTTTTACGCCCATTTTTAAGAAAAGAAAAGGAGGATGATATTATGCGTCTGCCAAACGGTTACGGTAGTGTAATCAAACTAAAAGGCAAGAGGCGTAAGCCTTATGCTGTCCGAACTTCTGAAATTGCGGAATTTGTAGAGATTGATGCTCCGAAAGATCCGCCGTCTAATATCCGCCGGGAACTCAACCGGTATAACTTCAAATGGAAAAGAAAAGCTCAGATGTGGGCTGCCATTTCCTCAGATGCCATCTGTGAGTTCGCTGAGACTCTGATGCAAGAAGATGGCTATGAGTATTCCATAGCTTACCGGCAAACGTTCAAATACCTTGAATACTTCGCCAAACAGGAACACGCCTATGCTTTTCTGTCGGAATTGAATAATGCCGATGTGGTTGCGGAACATATTAAATACGCCGAGACGCCTACTTTTGCAGAGATGTATGGAAAGTGGAAAAATTATCGAAAGGCTCTGCCGGATAAGATTTCATCAAACACCTGGCGGAACTATGAGATTGCTTTCAACCACTTATCAGATTTGCACCACAAGAAATTTAATGCCCTACGAACTGATGAGGTCCAGGAGTGTATCAATAAATGGACCTGTAAATCAAACTCTACTGTCTCTAATATCCGCACGGTTCTTAACAATCTATACAAGTATGCCCTGATGAACAACTATATAGAAAAAGATTTGTCTCAGTTCTTTGTATACTCATGGGTTGATCCGACAGAACAAATCCATAGCAGATATACCAATGAAGAAATTGCAACCCTTTGGTCTAAACTGTATGTGATAAACAATGTGGACCTCATTCTCATTACGATTTACACCGGCCTAAGACCTACGGAACTTTTGGAGATAACCACGGATAATGTGCATCTGGATGAACAATACATGATTGGGGGAATGAAAACAGAGGCCGGCACAGACAGAACAATACCAATCGCAGACAAAATTTTGCCACTAATAAAGAACCGATTCAATCCAAACAGAAGATTTCTTGTGAACAACAAGTACGGGAACCACTACACCTACGGATCGTATGTGAGCGCAAATTTCAACACCGTTATGAACAAACTTGGTATGCAGCATCTCCCACATGACGGCCGCCACACCTTTGCCTCACTGATGGATGATGTTGGTGCAAATGATGTTTGCATAAAACTGATAATGGGGCATAGCATGAAAAATGATATTACAAAAGGAACCTACACGCACAAATCTATACAACAGCTCATTGATGAAGTCAATAAAATTTAAGGGAGGTTATGCCTCCCCTTTTTCTGTATAAATATGCTCAAAATCCCAGTATATTATGCGTATATTATACAAAATGAGTTGTATCTTGCGTGTATATTACGCGTGTATTGTACGCATATTACTATCAAAAATCTACTCAAACCAACGAACACTTTCTTCAAAAATACGCACAATAAAACCCCGGAAACATTGAATTTCCGGGGTTCGTTTTTATTGATTAGCACACACCCTGTGCTAACATAGCGTCAACTACTTTCTCAAAGCCTGCGATATTTGCACCTGCAACATAGTCAGTCTTTC